AGATAATCTAAACCTTCCAATTTACCTATATCTTCAGTGGTAGGTCCATAAGATTCTTGAATTATCTGTTTAAGGTCTTCATTCCGTCTGTTAATTGGTCTAACTGGCCTGTAAGACATATCAGCCAAATCAGCATAACCCTTAGTTTCAACTGGATTAATTGGAGAATCTTCATCAAGATTAAATTTACGAATACTTGATTCTCCATCTAAAACAGAACTATTAAATTTTCTGACTCCACCGGAATCTGTATTAATATTATCTAAAACTGAACTATTAAATTTTCGCATGTGTTATTCCTCTTTTTTATAGCTAACTCCATAACCTTTAAGAGTTAATTTAACAGCTTCATTAATATCAGTTATTCCTTTTGTTCCCATGATATTCTTAGCCATATCCATTATAACCTTAGAAGTAAGCATAACTTCTCTTCCAGACATATCTTCAACCTTTATCTTGGGAAGCTGGACACGATAAGATTTATCACTAAACGTACTGGATTCGAAAACCCACACACGATCTTTATTAAAATCTGAAAGTGTTTCATTTATTGCTGGTATTAATACAGCTGCTCTGTTATTATCTGCCTGGTTAGCTATCATCTCACCTTCCATTTTAGTAAGCTCACCAATAGCCTTAATCTTTTGATTTTCAGTAAGAGCCCCAGGAATTTTACCGAAAAGTTTGTTCTTATAATGCTCAGGATATTGATTAGCCATATTAATTTCTACTTGAAGCTTCTCAATTTCCTTCTTAGTTTTATCTGCCTGGTCATAGTTTTTACTTACAGTAGCATCATTAAGTTCAACTCTACTGTTAGCCAGTCTTGTTTCATTGTCAGTTCTTATTTCGTTAACGTCAGCTTTATCTTCCAGTTCTTGTTCTCTTAAACCCATAGTACCTTCCGCAACTGCATCTCTTCTACTATTTGATCTTGCTTGTGCGTCTCTAGCATTATTGGCAGACCAAGTATTATAAGCGTCAATTCCAATCTTTGTATTATTCTGTCTATCTCTAATTTTATTAGACCTTTCAATTTCAGTCTGTTTTTCCTTATTAAGAGAATGAACATCTTCCCATTGACGATCTTTAATAGTATTACGTTCTCTAGCATAACCAGCTGCATCACCCTGCTGTTTCAGCCCTGCTGCTTGTATTAACTGACTAACCGTTTGATTATTAACTTGATCAGCATTTTGGCCACTCTTAGTTATTGCCAGCATTTCTTCCGGACTTAGCCCTGCCAAGTTGACACTACCTGTGTCCTCTTGACCCGACAGGGCTTTAATAAAAGGGCTTGCCACCATATCACCAAATGACTGCGGAGTCTCCGGACTATTTTCATTATTAGGGTGAGTGGTAGCATTAAGGGTAATCTCAGACCCTCCCTTAGCACCTGGTTTTAAAGAAGCTCCGGAAAATCCAGGAACTCCAGCTGGCGTCATTCCACCACTAAGCATCTGCTGAAGCAATCCCATGTACTGGTCTTTCTCAGCTTTCTTATCTGCTGTTTGTTTCTTAAGAGCATTGCTGGTTATAACACTCTTTGGCAAGTTAACTCCCGTTTCAGCAAAAGCCCCTTCAGGATTTAAACCCTTACCTACCTGCCCAAGCATTGCTGCAATGTTCATACCGTTTTTACTGAGCATATCCAAAATCCCGCCACCAAAACCGCCACCTGTAGCTTGAGGAGCACTTCCCATTAATGAACTAAAATCAACCTTACTTAAATCCCCAAAACTTTCAAAAGCCATATTATCCCCCTATTATTAACCCATTAAAAGTCCAGCTATTCCACCAATACCGGCGCCGATAGCTGTTCCTATGCCAGGTGCAACCATACTACCAACAGCCGCACCACTTGCAGCACCACTTAAAGCCCCGCCAAGCATGGAATTAGAACTACTCCCACCGCCACCAGTCCAACTGGTATTCGCCACAGCAGAACCACCCGGCGATCCAAGCATATTCATGCCAGCTTGTAGAACTTCTAAATCCCATTTAGCTACTGCTTCGTCATAAAGATTATCCTGGTCTTCTTGTTCTTTAGTTGCCACGATCTCTAAACGATTAGCTTCAATAGTATAATGAGCCACGTCCTTCTCAAACGCAACTCGTTGTAGAAGATTAGCCAGCATCTTATCAGCGCCCAGTATGATCATCTCATTACGCTGAGAATTAAACGCAAGACGTAATTTCGAACTATGCCTGGCAACATCCCTTGCACCAAATGCTTCAATAACTGCCTCACCCATAACAAAAGATGAACTCATCACGGCGTTAATATTCGCCATACCAGTCTTCCACTTAGGAAGAATAATATCATCCCTTTCATCATCTTGTTCGTCCGTAAACGCAGCAACGTCTGCCGTTACGTAAGCATCATCAAACACTGCAGCATCGAGTTTAGTTTGCGAAGCATCAATAGCATCTTCCCAATCACCGTCCCAATCAAGAGCATCAACCGCGGCATTAAATGCGCAAACTGCCGTATCCATATCAGCAATAGGTGTAGCTGGATCATAAGCTACCATACTGGCAAATGGGTCAGCTGTAAAAGCCGTGGCCATAGCCGTTATGGCAGTTTCAGCAGCAGCCCCAGTACCAAGCCATGCGGTATGAATGGTCTCAATATAAGTAGGATAACCAATCTTACCACTCGAGCCACCACTTGCAACTGGAGCACTACCACCACCACCTTTGCAGTGTAGTTTCATAACAAGTCGTTCAATCTTATTCATTAACATAAATATTCCTCGCTAAATAGGTATAGATAAAAAGGTATACTTAGTTTCCCCACCTATTCTTTTAACGAAATTAATTATAGAATCAACTTCCGAATAAGCTGTTATTCTTGAGCAATCCTTTGATTGTGCGTAAGTCCGTAAGACTTTAATACCTTTAGTCCAAGTATCTGCTGTTGTCCAGTCAAAAGAAAACAGACAATAAATAAGCATACTTTTTGTTCTAGAAGCATCATCTTCCAAAAGTTTCGTAACAACAACTCCATCCATAGTAACTTTATCACCATCGGTAAGATAACTAACCCAACAAATAAGTCTACCATCCAGTAGGGCTTCCAGAATATTATTCATCTTATCAGGCGACTCACCTACCATTGGTGGTAGTGATTGTTCAATAGCATACTTTAATACTTCCCAATTATTACTAACGTTCTCTGGCAACAGCATTACTAGCATAAATCCCCCTTACGCTCCTTTTATCTGATTGTTTCATTCTTGTCACAATATACTCAATTCTTGTCTCAGCACTTCGATACTCAGCACCCTTGACGTGAAGTTTAAACTCCTGCGCCGTTACCATAGGATAACTGATACCGAGTGGACTTACGTTTGCAAAATCTGTCTGGCTAAACGTAGTTGTTTGATAGTCATATTTATACTTAACACTTGTCTGCATATTACGCGGTGTCGTTCCATCAAGGCTTCGATAGTAACCGCCAACCTCCATAAAGCCAAGAGTCTTTAAACTTCGCTGTTTAAAATCCAAACGATCTGTTCCAAGCTCCCAGCTATAGTCAGCAGAGTCACTATAAAACCCAGCCGGCAATCCACGATAAGTCCCCGCAGAAGTAAACCTTTGGTTACAAGAATACAAACCTTCTGGCGTCAATCCGTAACCTGTCGTTCCGTCAGAAATAAAGAACCTTCTTCGTTCTGGTACGTAGGAAACCCGAATACTGGCTGTAGTCAGATCTTTAAACCACTCACGGTAACCAAGTTTCTCTATCTTGAAATTACCGTCAATTAGCCAAAACTCATCATTGTTGTCTATATAACCCCGGATATTATCATTCCCTGCAGTACAACCAGCATGGGGAATCCCTACGCCTTCAACGTTTACTTTAGCCATAGCAGGAGTGCTACCAACAGCAGTCAAAGTCAACTGAGTCATTCCTCCATCACCCATGACAATTATACTGTTTCCAAGTTTAGCTACTTTAACAACGATTCCTGTTCGCCACTCGCCCCAATCCATGTTAGTCGAACCAGCTGTTGGATCGTGAGTAGGCGTAGCACTTGCAGAATATTGGCGGAAATCATAACGTCCAATTCGACTCCAAGCAACCGTGTTATAACCCATATCACCAAACGAAGCATCATCGCCATGTGCAATACAGCCAATGATTCCTTGGCCATTATAGTTACAACCAGTTCCGAAAGCTGGCACACTGACTGTCGGCAGATCAGTATACAGCGGCGCACCCGTTCCTGGATTTCTAATAAAGCCATCAACGTAAACTGTATTTGCCACTACTCCCATCCGTGAAACTGCGTAGAAGCTTTGGAAATCTGTAAAGTCCACGTGGTCTACGTAAGTATTCGCACCAAGCGTTCGGATATTAGCAGCTTGCCACACGTCACTTGTATCACAATAGAGTTCATAAACGTCTACATTCGTACTGTTCAAGGCATAAGCAATGGTATAGTAGCTTCCAAAAACCACCTGAGGCCACGGCCAAGTACTTACTGCCCACGTTCCATTAGCTGCATTTATCGTCATTTTAACTCCTCTATTTCTAGACTATCCATATCGCTCCATCATTACAAGATGCTGCAATCAAATTAGCATCTCCTGTTCCTACCACAGAATTTAATGTGAGAGTATCATAATCGCTAACTCCACCAAGACCTAACTGTCCTAAACCACCTTCTCCGGTTACGTATAGTTTCCCGTCAGACTTAACGGCGTAAGTACTTTCATCATTGCAGACAACATTTACCCAATCAGTATCTGATCCAACCTGTGTAAAAGTGTCTCTCTGCGTATTGTCTCCCTGACCTAATTGCCCAGAAGCATTATATCCAGCTGTCCATAATGTTCCTTCGTCAACACCTGCTTTAATACCAGCTGAGTGTCTATTCCCCACAGAAATAACTGCCCATTGATCAGAAACAGAACCAACTTGAGTAAAAGTATTTACTTGAGTAGTGTCCCCAAAACCTAAACTACCATAACTATTATCTCCGGTTGCCCACAAGGTATTACCGAGTTGTATACCCATAGTATTTTTTCCACCACAAGATACTGTAAGCCATGAATATTCTATATCAGAAATTGCTGTAAGAATATTCACACCTGCTGAAGGAGCTCCTAGACCAAGTTGTCCTTGATCATTACGACCAGCACCATAAAGACGTTGACTTCTTATACACATCATGTGATTTTCAAGACTACTATCAACATGAGTATATCCAACATACTGACCAACTCGTGTAAAAGAACTTCTATTATCATTGTCTCCAAGTCCTAGATCACCATAGAAATTCCACCCCGTTGCATATAAAGCACTAATTGCTATAGCATATGAAGTATTATTTCCACATGAGACAGCCTGACAATGCTCTAAATCTGTTATTGTAAAGATATTAGTACTTCCGAAAATTTCATCTGCTCCAAGTCCAAGCTGCCCATAAGCTTTTCTACCAGCTGCCCAAATTGCGCGAACATCTGCTGCGGGGTCTGTGTCTATAACCATACTATGATAACGTCCAGTTGATCCTGCCCATACTTTTAGATTACCTCCTGGAGGAAGTGTTACTAAAGTAAAACTTAAAACACTAGTTGAATCATATCCAAGACCTAACTGACCATAATTATTATAACCAGTTACCATAAAATCACCTGATACTACAGGATCTTCTACTATAGTAAATGTAACACTTCCAGAGCCAGAGCCAGGACCTAATGGACCAGGTTTACATCCAGTTTTAAAACACCTAGCAATCCAGACAGTATCAAAACCTATAGTAACAGGAGTAGAATAAAGAGTAGAATCTTCTGTTGGTACAGTACTATCAGTAGTATAATAAATACTAGAACCAGGAGTAGAACAAGTCATAGTAACTGTGTCAGTAGGACTAACATTACCACCATTAGGAGAAAATTTAACACCCGCCGCAAAACAAGGACAACAATTAACGATACCTGTAACAGCTGTACTACAGTTATCTGTAATTGTCATCGTAACATATTCAGTTGTTGCACCAGCTCCACGTGTAAGTGTATTATAAGGTATACTAGTTGTTTCAGTAGCAAAAGTATAATCTGCATCATCCGTAACCCAAGTATAATCAGGACAACCACCAACAACGTGAATTTCAATCGAACCTTCTTCAGCTATAATTTCTATATTCTGACCATAATGAAAGTAGTAATTATCCTCATCACAGCAAGCTATATCTGGACCTAGATCTAAATCATGTCGCTGGCCCTGACCAGTTTGTATTATTCGTAGATCATAAGTATCCACTAAGTCACCACTATATAACTGTTAGCAAGATCATCATCGTCAGAACTGACGTAAGATGTTTTAGTTAATTTAATAGTATGCCCACCAACTGAGACACCTGTGATAGTAATATTACCACTAGCATCAGTATTACCCTTAGAAACCCCGTCCAGCCAAACAGCTACGGTCTGCAGATTACTATCAGTCAGGTAATCTTTAACGTTAAGTGTAATACTCTTAGTCGCAGTAGCTGCGGTAAGTTTACCCAGACCATTCCACGTAATCCCAGTCCCGTTCATATCGTTAAAGACTTCGTGACCTTTGTAACCTTGCTCCATAGGCATAAGGTTCCGGCAAATCAAGAGTGATTCTTCGTTAACTCTATTAGTCTGATACTTTCTAAGACCTTTTAACCCTTCATCAAACCGAAATTCAGTCTCCCTCATCTTCCACCTCTAAAGCATCCAAAGCTTTATTATAACCTTCGATTAAGAACTCTTCTTCTTTCGCAGAACTCTGGTCAAAGACAACCAAGACCGTAAGCCAAATATTCTCCAACAACCATTCGTTACTTTCAAGGTCTCTTGGAGTTAAAACCTTAAGCCAAAGCACATCACCTACTTCTACTTCAGTGTCAAAGTTAATAACTTCAACAGGCTTCTTGGTTTCAAACTTCTTATGAATCTCCGCATCTTTTCGAGAAACACCAAAGGAAAATTCAAGTAATTTCTTTGACTTATATTTACCGATTACCAAAACAGCTTTAGTAACAATACCTTTAGCTGGTATAGCAAAAGATAAGATTGACCCATCGTCATATGGTTCTTTTACATGCAAGGGTATGACCGTAGCGGGCATAAACCCTGTAATAGTCTTGTGAAGCCGGCCGCGCATACGAGTTAGAATAGTCTCCAGATGACCAAGTTTCTTTTCAACTGTATCGCCTTTTAAGCGTATTTTATCTTTTCTCATCCTTCCATCTCCTCTAATTCAGCGTTTTCTTCTTGAACATGATCCTTACCAATTCCACTAACATCAAGAGTAATTGCCGTCAGCCAATCTTTAGCCCCTTCGGTATTTCGATAAAAGATTTCTAGTTTATAGAGTGCGGCGGTAATAAGTGTATCAGGATGTCTCACACTCCAGAAACTTGTACTTGCATCAAGTGTTAATTCCGTAGCATAAAACGAACCAACTACTTCCACGACATATGCTTCGTCAATCGGAGGTAAGATAATTATTCCACTATAAGTTCCGTCATCGTCAGTTTTGACGTGATTAAAGAAAGCACCAAGAGAATCTATATCTGTAGCATCAATTGCACGAAGATTAACCGGAGCATAATAAAGCGGAGGTCCAGTATCAGTAGAAGATATTAATTCACTATAATTTGTCTTGAGTGTTTTAAGATCAATCTTAGTAAGTTTATATCTACTTTCTGAGCTATTAACCCAGACTTCTTCAATAGACCTACAATTCTGCACGTCCATATACCAAGAATCAGCAGCTTTTTCATCAAAGTAACTACCCCTACTTTTAGGGGTATCTTCCATTCGATCAAGAAACCTCTGCCCTGCGTTAATAAAGTAATCAGCACCGTTATCAGCCCAATCTGTGGTGTCAACAACTAAGTCATACCGACCACTAAGTTTTATGAATTGTTCTCTTAACGTTACAAGATCCATATCATCTCCTAATAAACTAAGTCAAGTTCAACTTCGACAGTAACATCTTGTATAGGTCCTTTTTCTCTTGAGATAGGTTCATCAAAGCCGTTCTTACCTGTCTTAATTCTTTTCCTTTTAATGTTCATATAATTTGCTTTCATCTCAGTATCTTTCTCAAACGTCTTTAAAAGTTCAAGAACTGCAATTTCTAATTCCGATTTTTTCTCTTTTACTTGCTTAATAGTTAAAGCCACTTTAAACCCCTTTGAATAATTTTTGAACAAAGGTAAATAGTGGAGGGATTAAATCACCCTCCACTAAGATAAACCAATAACTTCTACGGTGTGCCGTTATCGGAACCGAACCCGTTCAAGTAGGCACACTTCTGAGGATGATGAAATTCCAAGCCCATTTCGGTCAGGTACTCTTCATCTGTACCATCTATCCGACCACGGCCGGTATTCTGTTTGTCCGGATCAGCGTAGAAAGTAGTATCAGTAATATAACGATATCTGATATCACTCGGCTCAAGAACCAGCATTGAGGTCAAGTTAGTTGATTCGTAGCTGAACAGCGGATGCCGTTTCATGTTAATTACGCCGAAAGGTGTAACCCACTCCATGACCTTGATGCCATAAGAAGTAGTCTTCGGAGTAAAAGTATAATTCCCATACTCTTTAACCAGTTTATTAATCTGCAAAACAACACTGGAACCAACGAAAGCCAGACGTTCACCAGAACCATAACGGAAGACTGTTTCAAGCTCGTTGTCCAACCATTCTTCACCAGAGTCCAGCCACGTTACGTTAGTAAAATCAGTCTGGGAAGAATAATCACTTACGTTGCCAGAATTAGCAATCAAGAAAGGTATAATACCGGCAGTGGTTCTTTCCGGCTTACCATTAGAACCGGTATTCTCAGTTGCAATACCCCAGAGAGACGCCTTCTCCATTTCAATCCCGTGCATTTCCAGAGCTTCTCTCTTGGCCTTTTTATACGCATCTTCAGTTCGAAGACTGGTCAATCGAGCAGTACGGGTAATACTCAGCGGTGTCCGAAAAATCTGAGTATAATTATAATGCTTGGTCGGATCATAGGCAATCGCATCAGGCATTGCAGCACCCTCAGCGTTTATGTTACCAATTACGAGAATTCGGTCAGCATCAGCAATATAGTACGTATCTGAGTTATCATCATCTTCCAAAAGCTGTACGGAAATGTAAGAACTGGCCCCGTTTTTAGTAACTGCAGTTACCTTGGCATTACAGTCAAGTGAGTAATCTGACGAATACCGGAACAACGCCTGGTGTCCAGCCCGAAATTCATCAGCTGTCGCTTCGGCTACCTTGACGTAAAGGTTAGTACCAGCCACACCGCCAGTAGTATAAAGACTGGACAAAAGTGCATCTGTATAGGTTGCAGTAATCTCACCGCCCTGGGTAGCTAAACTTTGGGTCCACCAGTAATACTGAGGATCCGTAGTTTTCTCCTGGGCCATCATAGCCATAATAGCTGTAATCGGCGCATCACCATTAGGATACAAGTATAGTATCGATTCTCTCCAACTCTTAGGGCGCTGGTCGTCATCTCCCCAGTCCCCATTACCACGCATACCAAAAAATGCATCACTCATAAAGTTTCCTCCTAATTAAAGTTCATCAACCTTTTCTTTGATATCGTTTACACTTATCAAGAACATCATTAACTTTGTCTAAGATATCATCTAACAATGAAAGATCAATAGTAAAAACAGTTACACTTCCATCTTCGCACTCGTGACAGGGAACTTCTTCCATAACTGAGGGTGATTGAGGCTCTCCATTAACTTCTGGATAAACCCTAACCTCTTCTAAACCATCACCGCCACAAGCACCACAAACACGTCTTATCTCAACCTCAGCCATAAGTTACCTCCTAAGTATTAGCGTCACCAGTTACCCAGTGATCAGCAGTAAGATTATCACTACCTAAAGGCCCGCCATTAATAGAAGTATAAATATTTGCGGCATCCCATCCAGCGTTGTTAGCAGCCTGAAAGTCGTCACAATCATGAGCACGACAATTAGTCAGCCAACAAAATGAACTTGCACTATTCGCTGTTTGTCTGTTCAGAAGTCCACCAGAAGGTGCTTCATCCCAGAAGTTACAATCATCTACCCACCAGATAACAGCCTGACCATGAATAAGAGCAGGTGAGGTCGCACCCTGCTGATGAAAATCACATCCACGTGTAAGATTCTCTGCTGCTGTTCCTTTTGAACTTCCAACATTAGCGACACCATATTCAGTATAATACTCAATACGGGAGTTAGTAACTTGAACCCATTTACCACCATTGTTAAGAACACCACCAGCTCCAGTCCCACCATTAATTACGCAGTTATTAATTTTAACTGCATTACCGGCACCATAATCAAGTGTATCACCACCAACTGCGCCCATGTTATAGTCATCGCTAACAAGAACAACAGGCATTAACATATGGACAGATGTTCCACCATCGCCATCAACCCAGTTAGTTTTAGTGATCGTTTCAGTACTGAGACACTTAATTGTCTGAAAGTTATGAAGCTCAACATTCGGCCTACCAATATAAACAGTAGGCTGAGCCACTGCAACAGGACCTCCCAACCAAACATAGCCAGTACAAATAAGACGAATCTTGCCTATTCCACCAACGTTTATACCGCCATCAGCCCAAAGCAACATAGTTTCAGTTGCTCCAGCTGTAACAGCATCGGCTTTGGTAATATGAACATTTTCCGAATAAGCACCGCCAGCAATGTAAATATCAGTATCTTGCAGAAGATAATCAGACTCTAAATTTGCTATATCAACTGCCGCCTGAATTGTTGCCTTAGGTTCACCAGCATTAAGCCCAGAATAATCATCGTCTCCATAGTTAGCACTTACATAAAGATTTTTTCTAGGAAATCCGACAATATTATCCGCAGTAAACTGACCCTTATAACTCATCTTATTTCCAACACCAAGCGAGCCAAAACCCGCTTTTCTAAACATACCTTTCCAACTCATAAATACCTCCTACTGTGCATTAAGCACACTTAGCGTTTAAGCTAACTAGGGTTTAAGTTAAGTTTGAAACTACAACAAGCCAACCCTGACCTGTTCCTAAGACCAAAAGCTCATCATCATCAGTATCCAAATCACCGTAAGTAGTAATCTCAGTTCCAGTATCGTCAAGAATTGAGGCATCATTTGAACTTCCACTTGGTGCGATAAAGTAATAGAACTCTCCAGCAGCCTCAGACAAAGGCGGAAGCTGAACAGTTACTGCACCACTTGAAGTATCTACGCAAACCAGATTCTGCCCAGGTTTTAGAACAGTACCAGTAGTACTTATCCATTCTATACCCTGTTCTCTGGATTCACTATCACTTCGAATATTCACCTTACCCATAATTTTCTCCTCCTGTTAGATATCAATTAAATCTGCAATCTCTTGCTCAAGTTGGGACGTTTTAACCACGTTCGGTTTCGGACCACGAGTTATTCTACCTGGAAGTGCAGGACCGAGATCTTTTTTAACCTTCTGAGTAACGGTCTTTTTACCAGCTTTTTTCTTAAGACCGAGAGAAGTTCGAACTCTTTTTGCTGTTTCCCCAAAAGCTTGTTCAAGCGAATAGTTTGGAAACTCCTGAACAACTTCGTTCATAGCTACGCCAACGGTTTTCTTAACAGCTGTAAGGTCTTCGTTCTCAGTATAAAACTCCTTAATAGCCTTACGCAGAACCGTCTGGTGTTGAATCTGCTGCGTAACAATTGTCGGAATTGACTTTAGAATATGCTCAACAGCTGTAACTCGACCTTGAGTTGCGCTATGTGTTGCAACCTTCATAAGAACCTTTTGAAGAGTTTCTGGATCATCCAGAATATCATTAAGCTCAAAACCCTCCAAGAAGTTAACCTCTTCTGGAATTACAAGTTCCGGTGTTTCAACTGCTGCTGGAGCAACTGGCGTTGTCGGTGGCATATCGGTTCCAGTAAGTTCTTCTATCTTTGCAAGCAGAATCTTCTCCCGCGCAGAAACAGTTTCACTTACTTCTTCCTCTTCGCCTTCTTCATCACCCGCATCTCCCTCAGTACTTTCATTAGAAGCTTCTTCTCCTGCCGACTCTTCGCTTTCCTCGTCAGTAGTCGTCTCAGTTTCCGCTTCGGAACTTTCTTCTCCAGCTTCACTCTCACCCTTCTCCTCCGATTCCCCGTCAGTTGTCCCATCCGATTTCTCCTCTGAAGATTCCTCAGAATTAGAACTAGAACCGATCATGTCTGAAAGCATGTCAGCCACATCAGCCGCTGTCTCTTCGTCCTGTCCCTCTTCACGTTCGTTTTCGATAACCATTTTTCTCTCCTTTAGTCTAGTGTATAGTCATCATCAGGTTCTTCCTGAGAATCATCGTTAACTTCAAGATCAGCATCCATGTTACCCATAAGAACTTCAGGCATCATACGTAAAACCGCAGCCATTTCAGCCCGACCTTGAAGTCTGTAAAGTTCTTCCAATTCTTTTTCAATAACCAGAGATTCGTGCAAGTCCTTTAATATTACGTCTATCTCATCTCGCATATCAAGCCAAACACTAGAAGTTTTAAACGCTTCAAACATCCCCGGCCCTGAACGATATTCTTTCCGCTCCATTAAACCACTCCTTCCGTTGGTGTTAAGTTACCTTGTTGTACTTGCTGTGCAACTTGTCCATCAGAAGCTTTCTGAACCCTGACAAACTCGTTAGCATTTTTAGCTCCATTGTTTCGGGCAATATGCTTAAAGATTCTAACTGTATCAAATTGCTGTGCAAGTTCAGGATTCGTTGCAATAAGCTCGAACATCCGTTCCCAAACTGCAGAATAGTTATTCCCCGGCACACTACCATCTCGAACCATTACATCGTAATTAACAAGTAAGTCAAGTGGATCAACGTTAACTCGACCCTTATCTTTTTGCATCATATCCAAGCCGTATTCTTCAATCAGAACTTCTTGCCACCGGCCAGTAATCTTCACAAAACCTTCTTGTGTCATAAGCTGTTGTGTATGCGCAGCAAATAAGTAACCAATATCCTGCATAGCCTGCAAGCCAATGACTTTGGCTACCCGCTCGAGTCTTCCCATAGCACCCTGGCGAGTTCCCTGAAATTCCTGACCTGTCAATCGCTCCGGTCCACCCTGTCGCAAACTACCCATAGCAGCATCATCCGCACCACCAATCTTCTGCATCCAATTAACGATCCACGAAGAATCCTGCACGTTTTGCCGAGTAATATCACTGACACCAAGCTGAGCAACAACGTCCTTTACTCCACGACCCCAGCCAGGACGTCTAAGCCGAATAAGCTTACCTGGTCCCGGTTTCTTAAGATCATTCGAGTTAACTAAATAAGGATCATAAACAAACATATCATTTACAGCTTTACGAACATTCGCAACGTGTACGTTGAACATCCAGTCCAAAACTCCTTGCAAACCGTAAAGTGTTTCAATTCTTGAAATCGGAGTGGTGGAGTATCCGTCAAAGTCTGGAGCACATATTGCGACCGGAAAACTATCGTGGTCGAGACCTAAAGGCTGTGCGCGAACTAGAAGGTTATCTGCAGCAACGGAGAAAAACCACTTTTCGGGATACTCGCTAGTTCCAAGTTTCCACTCCTTGGGAATTATCTTAATATACATATTGATTTTATCAACTGGCTTGGTATGGATAGAATCCCGCGTAACCGAACCACTAACACCAGAAGAATTATAACGGTTATTTGAACCGCTAGCTTTTTTATTTCTTTGACTTTTATCCTCACCATAAATTGAGGTCTTCATGTTTTTAAGATCTTCTAAGTACTTGACGTTAAACATGCTTGCATCATGTTCTTCTTCACCCAGCATGTCAAAATAATTTGAGGGTTCAACCCAGCCAAAATACCCAGCCTTCTGGACATCGTGAATCGGGTTGTTAGGATCAGGCAAGCAAAGATAAGGATCAATGTTAAGTAGTTCGTTACCTTCAAATAACATAGCACGTTCACGTGTACGTTCGAAACCAGTTTTTTTAAACATATTTGTAATATTGCTGAAAAACCCGGTTTCCTTCTTCATTGTCTTATAGCCATAAGTAGTCTTCCAAGTCGGAACTGTTGCACCAAAGCCATAAGTTAGACTGTCACGGATCATAGTATGAAGCGCCAAAGCAACCTTATTTTTATTACAATGAACGTCAACTATCTTCTCAAGCAATATCGAGCCAATAATATCTTCCGGCCCAACACCTTCGTAACGAAAGATGGGTTCCTGAAAAAATGCAGCTACCATATAGCTTAATAGCGTTTCCAGAATAGCATAAGAATAAGGAAAGACAATACTTACCGGTTTACGCTCATCAACTGAAACGACATCCTTTTCAGCATCATCAGTTCGAATATAAGTCGTAAGTGTCTTATCCATATCGTTCCAAGCACTGAAACGTGTAGATAGACTCGCAGAAGCTTCACCTGCCCGATCCATTACGCGCTTGACTATCTTCTTATGCAAATCACTGTTTGGATTAAGATCCAAACCCAGCGGGTAATCATAGTCAATGTTCTTACTTCTATAAGGATTCGAAACAGTATTTGGATCTCCTAATACTAAAGCTGGCATATTGCTCTCCTAAGTTATTTCAGCCCCATAAAGGGTAATTGTAATAGTACTTGCATCTCCGGCATCAATAGCAAGATTACCATCGGTATCATTCATTGGCCAAAACACGTCAATAATCTCAGTTGAATTACCGTCAATTGGAACATCCTCAAACTGCACAGTCGCGTCAGAATAGGTCGTTCCATCATCATCTACCCAAATGCTATAAGTACTCGCAGTTGCTTCGTGGTTACAAACTACGACTTGTTTTACAACACTTGTGCCTGAAGTTGGACTATACATCGAAGCAGCACTTGTCGTAGCTTCTTGTTGTGCAAGTTGTTTTTCCTGAAAACCCATAAGTTAACTCCCTGACATCATAAAATGATATCTGAAATTGTCATTAGTTTTTACACTATTCTTATCCGGAAAACTTCTGCCTCCAGTAGGATTCGCTAGAACCGAATAACGACGAACAGTAGTGTAGAGGTCTAACAAGCGAATCATATCTTCATCAGAAACTGGCGTATAATCAGTAGCAATTGGCCCGTCAGTTCGAATACTCTGATATGATTCACCAGCAAAATCACCATCTGCATCACCAATAGGATCAGTGTCGTCATATTCATAAGGCCCAAAAGAACCAAAATAGATTTTTCTAATTGCCATAAGTTACACCCACTTAAATTTCAAAGGTTCTTCATCTTCCAGTTCGTCATATTCTGACTCAATATCCTCATCATCCAGATCCTGCGGATCAAAGTAATAAGCCAATTCATCCATTACCTTGATAATGTAGGCCAAACCATCCATTATGTCCCAGAGTTTAGATCGAGGGAAACCAAGAAGCTGTCCCTCAAGTTTCGTGCAATTAGCTTTATTATGATACATATAGCCAAGCTTGTAAAACGGAGCAAGCTTTGCAACCCGGTCAGCCTTCTTACCCACAGCGTTAAGTTCAATATACTGTGGAAACAATCCTCGCACCTTCATCTCATTCTCAATCGGCTGTGAGATAAAACTATGGAGCGAAGTAACTTCAACGCCCAAGATTCTTGCATTATACTCAAGAACCCTGCTAAACGTCTCGTCATAAAGCACGTCAGGTTCAACCTTACCACTAAATATATCCCTAACAAATATCTTATGACTCTCCCTATCAACACCAACAACCACAACAGAACTTTCAGCACTGGAAAGCTTCTGGGTTTTCGCCGGATCAACCAGAATCACGTTAAGTAATTGTTTAGTCCATATTTCTTTTACCTTTTCCTTTTCGTAAACCTTAAGCTTATCCCCGTGTTCTTCGTAATACTTGAAAAACTCAGGTCTAAAAACTGCATCTTCTTTCGAAATCGGAATATTTCTAAACTCCCGATAAAACACGTCAAGAATACCCTGTTCTTTATGATACTCATGCTCACGTTTAAGTTCAGCATCAGAGATAAAACTAGGCGCATTAGAAATTAAGTCATCTCCACAAATCTCAAGTCTAATACTTTCCCAATCCCTAGATTCAATAAGTGCTTCAAGTAAAGAATCTTCATGCTTTAACGTATCAATGTAGAGAACTTGCCAGTTCATATCGGTTCTTGAAGTTGCCTTAAGCAAATCAGCATTAAACCATTCTTTGCGTTTAAACCTTATATCATCATTCTGAATCGTTTCTGGGTCTTCTAAGTCATCAATAATAAACAAGTCTGGGCGCTGATTTTGAAACAACGCACCACGGATTTGCTGGCCAGAACCCCGTGGGAAGATAAGAGTATTATTATTCGCAACCCAAGATTTCTTTGAAAATGTTTCTTCAATACCACCACCAGTTTTCATTTTAACTGGCGGGAAAATATCCTTAATAATCTTATTCGAAAGCAATTCCCGTTTTAAGTTCTCTGTCTGCATACACGCAAAATCGAACGTAGTTGAAAAGTACGGGATAAACCTGGATTCATAGAACATAATCTTTCGGGCAGCATAAGCCAATCCAACAATACTTGTTTTCCCAATACCTCGAGGAGCCGCAATAGCTACCCTGGGCGCACCAGAATCAATCAAATCGAATATCTGGTCGTGTAGCGGAGAAAACTCAGCATAGAAGCGTTCAGCAAAGAAAACCTTTGCCATCATTTTAGTAGAGCTATAGCACTCAGCTAAAATGTCTTGAACTTCTGAATCTTTACTCCACTCTTTAAAATTAAGTTGCATAAACCCCTTTGATCAATTTTTGAACACAGTGTTATCGTGAACCTGGAAATGAAAGTGATGTCCACTACCAGTATTATGAAGCATACAGACTTCCTTACTTGGCCTGGTAGAATCATATTCCCACTTATCATTAGTAACACGCCTAATGTTAACTGGATCAGCAATAATCCAAGACCTTAAATCAAAACCACGTAATGGATTAGTACCATGAACACCTCGGTCATTTAGTCTATATAATGACGTAAAGATTAATTCTTCACCGAAACCCAAAAGCCAAATATAGAGTTCAATAAGTTTTGGATGCCAAGAAATACTAAGACTAGTCTCAAAGATTTCTTTAGTCTTATATTTAACAGTTATCACTTAAGGCAATCTCCTTAAAATCTCATTTATATCTTTACGAATTGCTTGAGAATTAGTTTCAAGTTTACCGATATCCTTTTGGATAAACTCCTGAGTTGTCTTAATTTCAGCAATATCCTTTGTAACTTTTATAGTAGTTTCTTGAGCTTTTTGATTGCATTCTTCTAAAGCTGTTTTATTTTCTTTAATATTCTTCGTATTATTTCCAGCTACCATTGAAGCAGAAACAATAAACATAGTTCCAAGAATTAACGTTGTGATTAACGTAATAATATGATTCGCAAACCAAGATTTAACCTGTTCCATAGGAATCTCCTTCTATGTCATTTGTACTGTTTTAACTGTTCCACCATGATTGTAGCACAGCCAAAGGTCAGAACCATCTGTGTCAGACCAAAAAGTACATTTTCCTGCCGGTATTAATGCTGACCAAATACTCATGCTGTCTCCTTTATTATTGCTTCCCCATTTAATCCATCTGTAAATGCTGCATCACTTCTTGCCATTGCATCTTGAAATATCTCAATATTCTCAGGTGTATGGTATGTTTCAGCAAGTGTTCTGGATATAACATCTTTACCATCAGAACTACTCCCCGGCATAATCCATGAGCGATGGTATTTCTTTGATATAACCTTACCATTTTCGATTAGTTCTTTTGACTGACGAATTGGTATTCTAAACAGATCATCTAACATTCTGTCATGTCGTATAACTTCAAAGAAACCTGGCTTTTGAACGTCTTCTATATATCGTGCAATATCAGCCCTTACTTCCTCAATGACTTCTGGCACATAAATAGCCTCAACAATCTGCTGACTCCGCACATCAAAGTCACCCATCTTTTGCACATCACTTGGAGAGTACGGTTTATCCGTAACCTCATGCTTTACTTCGTCACCTTCCATATACTTTATGACTTTGAAGACTTGAAGTTCTCCATTTACTGAAACACCATGTTTGAAAGATATTAGTTTTTCCATTGTTTTAGATCTTTATCCCTATGTGTTATATGTTACCGTCCCGATTATTTGTGTTGAATTTTGAAATACAGACGAGAATAACATCGCTCCATCTAACGCTGTTTGTACAGCAAACTCACAATATGTGTTCGCACTTTTTAATGTTAAACCGATCATGTAAAAGGCTGTAGTAACCGAAGATGTCCTTCCTACTGCTCCGGAGGTTCCATTCGCAGTTGTTATGTTAGCAAAAGGGAATCCCGACATTCGGGTAGCACTTCCGGTTCCAATCAAAAGTATTTGTATGAAAAATGAAGCAGCGACCAATCTTCCAACCTTAGTATAATTTCCAACCTGTTGGGTGTATGTAGTATTACCGCCAGTACTCGGTGCCCAAGACCCTTCCTCATAATCATCCAGCGTATTTGCATCAGCGCTTGGAACTGCGGTTGCAGGAAACGCTATCTGCCCACCAACAAGCGCAATCGTTCCAACTCTTGCTAAGTTCTGATTAGTAAAATCAAACTGTGCTGTTGCATTTCCACTAAGATCGGCCAAAACTTCCGCAGGAGTTCGACCTAAAAGCCCATTTGCTGTAAATTTTCCAAACTCACCTGTTCCAGCAGAACCATCAATAGTTACAATATGATTATCATAAATACCATGACTAATTGCATGTATATGATCTGCTCTTGCAAGTGAGTGAGAAGTACCAGTTCCAGCAGCAACAACTGCTGATATTTCAGCAGCATTGGCCGTATCAAGTGCATCTCCACCATCGTTCGGGTCGTGTGAGTCTTTGTGTGCACTAGGAGTTCCACCGGCAGAAGCCCATTTTAATCCACTTGCTTCGCCTGAAGCTGCCGTAAGAACCGTATCGTTTGCACCAACTGGTAGTATTAAGGGTGTGTCATTTGCTGAAGCTGAAAGCACGTCTCCCTTAGCAGCAAAATCTGCCTTAAGAACAGCATCTCCTTCAAAAAGTATTTTTACCCAAGTTTCAGCCATTCTTCTATTTCTCCAATGGTTTTAGCTTTTCAGCACCTTTATCCACATATGCGGTATAAGCTAATTCAACGCAAGTCTTTTTAAGCATATCCAATATAAGATTAATATGCACAAGTGGCATCTGGCTTCTGGCAATCATCCCTTCCATTTGCCGGAACAATAATACTACTTTAGGCTCAAGAGACTCACCGTAAATATAGGCCAACTGGGCAAGTTTCTTAGCATCTTCTTCACGTTTCTTAGTTCTTGCTTCATCAAGTGCATCCATTACTCACCTACTGTGCAAAAGTATAGATTAGTATCATCTAACTGCCACACCATATTACCAGCAACAGCCGTTAATGCAGTCTTTGCAGCATCATCTGCAACATTCTGAATAACAAACTGCGTAATCTGCTGGCCATTAAAATCTACCAAGGCATCCGGAACTCCAATATCATCAAGAGCCATTCTTGCAGCAACTACCGCTGGCGTCTCACCTTCAAGACCATCAGCATTCCAAACAGCAATTTCCGTATCTGACGGAGTACCATCAACAGTAACTATTGAGTTATCAGTTATATCATGAACTATAGCGTGATCGTGATCAGACCGAGCAAATGAGTGAGCTGTACCTTCTGCTTGTGCTTGAACTTCTAGTAATGCATTAGGAACTGCCGTGTCAAGAGCATCACTTCCATCTTCAGGATCATGTAAATCTTTATGCGCAGCTGCTACTGCCGGAGCTGCCCAACTTGGTACACCACCAGCAAGCGTTAAGACATCATCATTACTGCCAATGCCAAGTCTTGCAGGTGTACTTGCACTAGAAGCATAAATAATATCTCCCTCAGTTGTAAGCAAAGCTTTTGTTATTACATCATCTTCAAATGCTATCGCTTTCCATGTTTCTGCCATTTTAAGCTCCTTCCGTGCAAACGTACACAGATTTATCATCACTATCGTAAAAGATTCCACCTTCGACGGCTGATAGCGCTGCCGGCCGAGGTGTTAAAACTAACTGTGCAAAAGTTGCAGCAGCAATGGTGGTTATTGTTCCGTCAGTACTAAGTACGACATTATCAAGCCAGTTAGTAATTTCAGTATAATCTGCAGAAGCAAGATGATAATATTCACTTGCTGCTCCGCCCTGAAGATCACCAAGATTATTATGCGAAGTTGCTTGCGCAGCTGTAAACTGTGTTATAAATGCTGATTGAACTTGAACTGGATCAGCAGTTCCTTGCTGGATAATTATCCTGCCAATTATAATTCCTTCAAGTGACCAGTCAGCAGGATAGTGAGATGGGAGGTCTTCTGCTTCAGCTAATGCTGATTTTTTATAAGTTGCGTACGGGTACATGAAAGCAAGTTCGTTACTTGTAATGTTTAAGAATACCCACCAAACAGCATATCGGTTATTTCCTATTGTATCAAGCTGATTATTAGCTATATCGTTCCACTGAGTTATTGGATATTGAGTTAAACTTGTCGTTTCGTGTACTGTACCGTCAGATTCAAACCAGTAAGTATTAAACGTTCCCGTTATTACCGTAGATGCTTCTGTTCCATCTGTTCCGGCGATTACACCTTCCATTGTAATAACGTTATCGCCAGTAACAGAATCTATTCGGTAAACTCCATTGTTATCACCAGTTCCGGAAATTGTAACCCTCTGCCCACCATGCATATTAGTATAAGGCGTTCCACTACTTGCAGTTATCGTGCCCTTACCAGAACCATTATTAACGTCAAAAACTGCTGAATGAGATGAAGCAACTGGACCACTCAGGTCAATCTTCTTCATTAAAAACTCATTAGTTCGACCCCACACAGTTCCAGCGGTCATAGTTGGATAACGAGTAGCTGTCACGCCAAGCGTCAATCCACCAACAAAATTATCCCTTGCAAGATAACCGCCAAGACCTTGAGATTTTTCAATTAAGTTTGTAATTCCATCTGTAACCCACCACGGGTTGTTTAAGATATAAAGCGTCCCGCCAAGATTAATCACGGAACCAAGCGGAAACTCTGTATCGTAATCCCAATCTTGATCATCCCGAGAATCCACAACTGGAGTTCCTGAATCGTATTTAATACCTATAAACTTTGTTGAGTTAGTTGTAATAGCTATTGCAAGAGACTCTGCCCAATCAAAGGAAATTAATTCAGCGGTATCAGAATCTGTAGCCTTTATAAATCCATAGCCAGCAGAAACGTTAATCGTTTCACTACCAGCATCAGTTATCTCACCACCGTCCCACTGACCGACCGAACCAAAAGCACGAGTAAAATCCAGCATATCTTTATTCATAGCATCGTTAAGAACAGGTATGCCTATATGCTTTGCTCCGGCTGAATCGCTAAGCGTTTTGCGTGAAATTAAACTGGGGTAATTCTTCTTGCCCATTAATTACCTTCGATAAAACGGTGTAATATTAAGCCGACCAGCAGAACCATCAGTAGCACTTTGGTAACGCAGATCATCAGCTACAGCGAGATTTTCAATCAGAATACCCTCAGTATCTTTAACCATTACGTGACCAAGAGCAGCACTAGTCGGATCAGCTCCCCAAGCGATTCTGACATTATTTGTTTCGCAAGTGATCAGGATGGCCACAGCATTTTTACCACTAACCTGCCTAAGCATAAGTGCATCAGCTTTAAGATAATTTGCGGTATTATCACTCATAACTGTAACAGTTGTGCCCGGTGTTATTCCATCTGGAATTCTTTGCATAATTTTCTCCTAAGCAGTTTCACTTATCTGCCGGTTTTGTTTTGCCCGTTCTTTAATTGCCTCAATATCATCACGGGTTAAGTGTGCAGAATAATTCTCCGAATAAACCTTCTTAACAGGCGAGTGTCCTGCACGGTCCAGAAGGCTTTCACTGGTTTTAGCCCTAAGACTCAGCGTAGCTTGTTCGCCATCGTTATCACCACGGATAATGCTCGTTAAAAGATCAAGGGCTACTGGCGCAGCTTCTTGAATCTCTTTAGCAATATCTACGGTTTCAGCGTCACGGGCGCCTTGAAGTATCTTTATTCTTTCTTGGATTATCGGGGAGTTTTTTACGTTAGAAATCATTTGAGGAGAGACGTTAAGTCGTTTGGCGATTTCAGTGTTCTTCATGCCAAGAACCAGAAGCCTTGTTATCTCATGGTACTTTTCTTGAACGCCCAGAGCACTAACAGTCCAGTTCTTACGCTCGTGGTCAGGCACCTTGCGCTGATCAGCTTCACGGTTTTCATCGTAATATTTACTTTGTGTTATAGTCATCCCAACCTCTTGTTATTTCTTCTTTCTTAGGTGTATCGCCAGTTTCAAACGAACCACTTCCACCATAATAAACTGCTTGGTAATAAGTCATAACCCGGCGCAGGCGGAACTGGTCGAGAAATTGTCCTTCAGTCTGGCCCGTTTCAGGCATCTCCTGGATAAGCACAGTCATGTTCCAGAGAAAAGTTCGGTCTGCGGCTTTTTTGTCCTCAAGGCATTTACCTTGCCAATACATCCAGTCATGAATACGACAAGCCAACAGAACGGGTTCTCCGTACATCGTGTCCGGAACGAACCAATCTCCAATATTCCCAGGTCCACAACCACCGGTGTTTTCGTCTATCTGCTCCTCACTTGCGTCCCAAAAATCCACAGGAGCCAATAACCGAAAGCCTTCCAGGTTTCTCTCTTGTATTTCAAAACAGCCGATAAACATAACTTACCTTTCTATTTAAACCATTGAGTCTACTATATATCACATATTAAACCCGATGTCAAGGCATTTCTTTTGGAAATTTTAATCATAGGACTAACTAACCTGCTAACTAAACCCAGAACTAAGCGCGGGGTTAAAGGGTGTCTTACCATAACACAGGTTTGTGGTAACATTTGGCACCATTAGTATTCTTTAAATATTATGCGTATATAGTAGTATAGGCTGTTAAGCCTATACTTACCCCCTTCGCTTTCCTGTCTAAGTCTGGTCGTGCAAGTTTTTATTCGGTCAGTGGTGTCGGTGAACGACCGTTCGTTCGGCCAGGTTGGTTGGGTAAAATAGATGATTTGACATTTTAAACCACTGTGTTATAATGGTTTCAGTGAGTGGGAGAAAACAGGTAATTCGACTGACGTAGTTTATCAGTGGTACTGACTCACGGTACGGCGGGCTTGTAGCTGCCCAGGAGTGGGTGCACCGCGATTAGTTCTTTGACAATTTAGGTTAGTGTGTGTGTTCTAATAGGGAACCGAGCCTAATGATCCTGGTATTATCCAGGGAAAGTAGGCACCTATGAGTAAAATGACTATAGATGGTACGGTTATCCAGATTAGACAAATGAACGTAGCCGGTGGAAGTTTACCTGACGACTGGTCAGTCAAGCTGGACGTGGACATTGAAACACTAGGTGTTTCACGTGAAACATTGCTTAAGCTGGTCGGTGGTGGAAGCAGCGGTAGAGTTCAACTGCAGGTAATGCTGAGAAAGCTCGGAACAATAGTTCTGGCCCGTCTCGTTGGTACGGTCGTGAAGATTGACCTGAGTGATATTAACGACGTAAACTTTCTCAAGACGCCTGAGGATAAGGCGAAAGAAGCTCTCAAGGCTATGAGTACCAGCCAACGAGAAGCGCTTAGGGCTGAGTTACTTAAAGAAATAGCAGCCGAAGAAGCAGTTTAAACAAACCCTTGGCTCGGTTCCAGATTAGAATACACACAGAATTCTCTTACTACCAACCAGACACTCTCGTTTCGTTTCGTTTAGAACAACAACTGTGATCAATAATTATTCAATGGTGGTTGTATCCCATGTAACCCTGTAGTCCATGTGTGCGATGTATCCCTCGTATGCTACCCCATCCACATATTTGACCAAAAATCCCAGCGACCCTCATGGGTTCTAAGGGGGGGGTAGTAGTAGTTCTTAAAAAAAAAAAAAAAAAAGAAAGAACCAACCACCTTAGCGTAGAAGGTACCCCCCCCTAATAACAAATGAGAACTGTGGTCAATAGGCAATGGGTGGGGTTACAGAGGATACGAAGGCAACATAGGTTACATGGGTTACGATGCACTTGCCTGTTGTTCTGGGCTTAATAAGAGTCATCAAGTCCTGCCAGTAATGCCAGGCGTAGAGTAATCTACAAGAGGTACGGCCCTGGAAATTAGTGTGATTGTCGGCTAAATTATATAAGATAATGGCAATGAGTAAACATTCACACTTGGTGACTCTTACTAAACCTATAACAGCAAGCCTTGCTTGCGAAACAACAAAGGAGTTAAATTATGAAATGCAAAAAATGTGGTTGTACGATAAGATTAACTGGCGGCGATACTATTCATAAATCTGAGGATGATCAATATCTTACACGATATACTAAGTGTCATAACTCAGAATGTAAAGCAATGAATGTAATAGAATACAGTAAAGCAGTTGTTATTCATGCATATAAAGAATGATACTGGGCAGTTTGTCTGCCAAAATAAATGCTAAAGTAAGCCATAAGATAGTTTCAACTCTTTTGCAAGCCATGCTTGGCATTGAAAAGATTGCTTGACAAATAGGTTTGGGTGTGGTAAGGTGAAATTATAATCAATGGAAAGGAATTAGCTATGAATAGTAAACTAATAAATAAACTCGAAGCACGTTGCGATGAAATAGATAGTATTACCTTGCCAATCTTGGCGGAATACCGTGAACTCAGGCTCCGAGTAGAACAGTTGAGTTACAAACTCGGCCCACTGCTTCGTGAAAAGAATGACCTGCAAGTAGAGTTGTTTGAAGAACAGAACAAAATAGAACAGGTACCATATTACGGGCCACGTAAGTCAGTTAAAAAGACTACTAAACCAATGACTAAAGAAGAGTTCCGGGTATTATTCGACAAACTAAGTTCTGCCGAGCAGAAGAAGATACTTGGAGCGAAATAAACTAGCGACCTTAGTCGCTAAAAAACTAAAAGGAGTAATTATGGCTATACCGACAAAAAAAGCAGCTCTAATCGAAGATTTAATTAACAGCCTTTCCCCACAATCAATTACAAGAAAAGAATTAATTACTGAAAATATTTGTAGTTGGTGTGGAGAATCTGCCGAAGAATTCGAAGACGATCTGTCACGTAAAGAATACAAAATCAGTGGAATGTGTCAAGCCTGTCAAGATGATGTATTTGACGTATAGTTTCGGCAAACGGGTTGCCGAAATAAAATAGTTAAAGCAACCAGTTAAACTAAAGGAGGTAGTTATGAGTAAAGGTAAGTGGATTAGTGTAGAGGATTATCTTCCAGAACCGCATATAGAAGTCTTAGTTACAAACGGAAATAATATAGAAATGAAATATCTTATTCCAGATGATGGAATACATTGCTGGGGCTGGTATCCTGGTGGATGGTCGATTGAGAATACTACGCATTGGAGATTACTGCCTGAAATGCCGAAATGAAATAGTTAAAACCAGAAACTACTTAAACTAAAAGGAGAATAATTATGTCTTGTTACAAATGCGTTAATAAGTTTACGGGCGAGATAAGAATACTTGCAGAAGTCCGGGCATTTGACTTGGATAACCGCCAGTGGAATTTCCAACCTTGGACAGCCACTAGTGGTAACGATAAGCCGATTCTGGCGAGTTCACCTCCAGCAACCAAGTTTGAACTACAAGTTATGGGTCATAAGTGTATTTACTGCGAATCATATATTCCACATGATATGATTAACTGTAACAGAAAGAAGCACGTTAGGTTTAGTTAATCCAGCGGTTTTCCGCCAAAAACGCTAGTTACCAACAGGAGACTATTATCATGACTAAAAAAGAATTAGTAAACAGTCTTGCACAGTGGCCTGATAATGCAATAGTTGAAATAGCTATAGCTAAGAATCTTTCTGCAAAAGAACCTTTTATGGAAGATAAGTTTTGGTTAGATGTTGAAATGATAGAAGATATTAATCCTGCCCCTAATTCATTCAATGAACACTGTCTTATATTCGGAGGTAAAATAACTGCAGAATAAAGAAGCACGTTAGGTTTAGTTAAACTTAAAACCACCGTAGACGAGACGACTACTGTTAAGGTAGGTAAAAACTAGGGGTTTGAACAAAGGAGGTGATTCCCGTGACTTATGCTAAGTTCATAACGCCGTTTATTGAACTCCGGCGAAAACAGTTGTTCCAAGAAATCGAAGAAGAAATCGCACGTAAAGAAGAAATAATCAATAAACCTGTAACGATTAGATGGAGAAAAGATCGTTATATTTAAACCATCTACGTTCAATAATTGAACAAAGGAGAAGTTATGGCTAAAAAACAAATCGTAATCTTTAAGCCGAACTTAACGTTATTTGAAAAGAATCTAAAGAAAGAAATCCGGGCTTATCAGAAGCAAATTGATAGATACAGGAGGCTGATTAAATTTGAGCTAAAGTCTAAGTCTAAAATTAACATCCGGGTTTAGGGAGAATTAACAATGAAAATCATGACCCTAACCTTCCAAGTGCTCTTATTATTATTTCTGGCCTTTATTATTCACTATCTTATCCTTCTACATGACGACCGAGCACTTGTAAGACCAGTAATTATCGAAAACCACCATCACTATAACAAGCCAATCGATGTGTGGGGAGATGTTTTTATTAATGATAAAATACAAGAAGAGAGGAAAAACTAATGAAAGAAGTAATCATAGAAAACGGATTAATATATATTGATGGAGTTAAAGTTACTAAGTTTGATCAAAGACAAACTAAGATTACTTTGGATATTATTCTTGATTGCCGCAAGACAACTAAAGCCCAGTTAATGTTTGAACTTAGTCTTACGGCTTCTCCAATAGTAAGAATCCAAGAAATCTTAAGGCAATTTTCTCATGAAAACCTTGAACTTATTGACGGAATAAGTTTAACTGTTGATATTAAAGATATTTATAAAGAAAATATATTAAAAAGATTATCTTAACAACTTGAGTCGGCCCGAAAGAGCAAAAAACTGTCCGTAGCTTCAGCTTAACATCGGGGTAAATCGGTCAATCAACGACTCTAATAAAAAGAATATAAAATAAAGCTTTTAAACCAAAAGACTTCTTGACACCTGGGTTAAAATATGATAGGGTGTTATTAGCAATGGGGATTATAACCAAGGAGCATTTATGAACTTTCAAATTCAAAATACAAGCAGTTACGGGACAATTACTATAACCACGCCCAGTGGCCGTACGTACTTGTTTCAAACTGACTCCGCGTTAATTCCGGGCATTAAAGCTCGTTTTCAACACGCAGCCGGTAAAGTATTTAATGAACTAGTCAAGACCTGCGATCATTATAGGCTGGTTGGCAAGAACAGTCAACTGGTTATGATTAAGAAAGAGGAGGAAGAATGAAATTATACTTAATATCTCAAGACGAAAATGACGATTATGATACTTTTGATTCTGTGGTAGTTGCGGCAAACACAGAAGAAGAAGCCAGAGTTATGCAACCTGAAGGCGGATTAATATATAGAAAACCTAGGGATCGTACTTGGACACCGCCTGAAAATGTAGAAGTTGAATATTTAGGAGAAGCAAAAGAAGAAACTGAGAGAGGAGTTATTCTAGCATCATTTAATGCTGGATAAATCAGTAAAGGAGAAAAATGGAAAGAATACAGAATTGGTGTGAGGAAAACTCACAAGTAAAAGAAAATCTTTTTGTAAAACGTCTACGAAAAGCTAATTTTAATGACGAACAAATTGATGAGATTTTAACTACTATTGATTGTACCTGCAATGAGTGCTGGGATAGTGATTCTTCTTGTCAATGCTGGAATGAGGAATAACTAAATGAAACCAAGCAATATTAAAGAACGAACTTACGTAACCAGTTTCCGTGGCCGTTTAAGTTCTCTGGCGACACTGGCCCTGTATTTCCGTGACAAAGGATTACCTTCAGAATCTCTGGCCAGCATCGTGCGGATTGCAGTTGAATCCATGAGGGAAATAATAATCTCAACTCACCCAAAATATGAAGTAGTTACCAGTACTCAGGCAATTGAAGTTCTGGAGAATCTTGGCCTTTACTCGGTAGAAGGTTCTAACCGTGCAAAAAATGCTTTGGTCAAAGAACTTAGCCTTGAATCCCTTCAACTTGAAGGACTAACCTTACCTGACATGCCTAATTCTAACAATCAACCTTTTGAATCCCAACAGTTTAAACAACGTATTCTTGATGACTTAAACAAGCGAACCTGCGAACAGCCCGAGGTAGTTATTCCTAACCTCGAAACTACTATCGCAGACCGTCAAGAACGTGATAAAGAAGATAAAACCAATATGGCTGATATGGTTAAGAACATTCAAGAAACCTTAACGGGAGTTTCTGATGAAGAATCTGGAAGAATTAAAGACAAATCTCCAGAACTTAAAGACGGAGATAAATAAAGAAAAACGACTGCTTGACAACGTACAGCGAATGTACACACGTAGAAAGGATAGTTATGACAAACTCTGCCGAAAATACGAAAAAGCAGATTACCAACTGGCACTCATGGACGGCCGCCTTACCATTATTATCGACATTGAACCGCCAGAGTTCTTAAAACGAAACTCTGAGCGTAATTTAAAAAACGCTGTTAGCCAGTTGTCAAGCAGTCAAGTTGAAAATTTACTTAATGACTTGATTAACCAGACGAAAGGAGGGAAGATAAGCGAAACAGAAGAAGACAAAAACTAACCAATAACTTAAACTTTAAGGAGAAACAAAATGGCTTTAATTGAAATCACGGCGAAAAAAGACGAAAATGAGCAGACAGTAAGTTATGACTTTGGCGACAATTGCCAGGACGCAATTACCAAGTATGGCGAACAGGTCGTATTTGATGGCTTTGTTGCCCAGTCAAAAGTTGGTCTTCAGGCAGTTATGCGAACCCGAATGACAGCAAATCAGTCTTGCGACGATCTGCCAGCAGTTTGGAAACCTGGCGTAAAAATGAGCCGCTTGCCTATCGATCCTATTGCAGTGGCCAAAACTGCTTTCAGTAATATGGACGAAGAAGCTCGTATGGCCTTCTTGCAGGAATTGAAGGACAGTGCATAAGCTAAATACCCGAACGGAGTTGCCATCCTATCGGTACCTTGTACTGTACAGTGTCCCGGGAGACACGTGAGAAAGAATGTGGCAAGCAAGTTCAGGTGATATATAATTTAAAGGATAAATTCCTAACACTTCAGCTCTTTGCCAGGGTGGTTTATATAGTAAACTGGAGACTGCGAAGAAACCGAGGTAGGGTATTAAATAACCCGGAATGTTCCGGTTAGCTTGACGGTGTGATGCCCGTTTAGCGAAGATGAAAACGGAGGGAGTGGAAACAAATGGGCCATTCCCTTCGTTTTTTTAAACTGTTTTTAAAACCACCAAAAGGCTAAAGAAATGAAGAATAAAAAAGAAAGGAATCCAAGCATTACGCAGATGGAAAAGATGGTTAGTAACTTAAAGAAAAAGTATCCACATCAAAGCGTTAATATTCAAGTTTCATGTAAAAGTTGGGGTGATAACGAATATTGGGTCTGGATTAATGATACTTATGGAGAATACCATCAAACTTGGAAGAGTGTTTTAGAAGCATATGATAAGTTAATAAAAGAGAGGAAAAAATAATGAAATTTAATCTCGAAGATATGTGTGAGAATTGTGGTTTAACTTATGGTTTTCACAGTGGGCTTAAATGTCCAAAGCAATCTACAACTTTTATCTTAAAAAGAAAGGAAAAGAATATGAGAGAAATAAAAAACGGTTCAAAAGCACTAACACTTATAACACTTTACGCTGCAGTAAATCACCAAAATATCTGTGAGCGAGAAGGTTGGACAGAGTTTGAAAATCTTGCTAGATCGAGAAGTGTTTCAAAAACTCACGTATTTGATGTTTTAGAGAGTATTACTATAAAACATCAGATAAAAAGGTATCCTGAACTTATTGACTGGTTAATTGACAGAGATTTTGCTGAGTTAACTCCAACTAAATATAAATTAGATTCCGGCCCTTCAAGTAATGGTGATGGTCCTTCTATTTATATATCAGATGAAAATGGTGAGCATATTACAAGTCATTTAGTAACAGCTAAAATAGCTAATAATAAACTTGTACTTACTATCTGTGGTGGTGTAAATCGTGATTTTGCTAAAGAACTCGGTCTTACAATAAATGATAGTGGAAAGTCAGAATATGTGGTAGTAAAATGACTAAACGCCAAAATATAATGCTTTGCTATCCTTTCGAGGAAAAGCGACTTTTAAAGTGGAAACCACCATTTCTCGTCCAACCTAAACTGGACGGAGAGCGTTGTAGAACTGTTTACGATGAGGGTTTGGTTAGTTCTGAACTAAACTCATTTAACTTTGCAGTTCCGCATATTATAAATGCTTATTACCAGTACTGTGTTAAACACGGAACGACCATAGAATTCGATGGAGAACTCTATTGTCATGGCTGGAATTTTGGCGATATTCATTCAGTTGTAAGCCGAAAGACTAACTTACACCCTAACCATGAGCAGATTAAGTTTCACGTTTTTGATATAGTAAATGATCAAACTCAGTGGAAAAGAATAAGTGAATTGTCAAAGATGGAATTGCCAGAACATTTCATTTACGTTCCAACTAAAGTAGCCAGTAACCTGGATGATATTATGCGAATCTATGACGAGTTTATTGAAACTGGTTACGAAGGTATTATCATTCGCCACATTGATGCACCTTATGTCCGCAAACGCTCAACGTTCGTTATGAAGTTTAAGCCAAAGAAATCTGACTGGTATCCAATAATCGGATGGAAGGAGGAAGTAGACAAATACGGAACACCTAAAGCTCGACTCGGTGCGCTAATCTGCCAAGGCAATGATGGGACTGTGTTTGGGGTAGGTTCGGGACTTAGTGATAGCCAAAGAGAACATTTCTGGAAAATTAAAGAAACACTTGCGGGAAAGATTTGCCACGTGCAGTATCAGCATATCCAACCTGGCAGTGATGCTCCAAGATTTCCAGTTTTTATGACTATTATTGATTTAGTGCCTGAGTCGAGTAACTTTAACCCTCTGATCAATTATTGAATATAGGAGGTTTTATGGACCATATAAAAATGGAAGGACGCACAGTATTTACTATAATTCCTGGTAATGATATAGGAGAAGTGAAAATAGCAATAGTAAGTAAAAGAATATCTAATCTAATGATAGAAAAGTCTCGTAGACGTGAATGGAAGTTCTTCACTAATCCTTATGAAACTACTATGGAACTTGGCGGCTTTCTATTAATTGCTTATCAACCTGAAACTAACACACATATAGCAATAAAGGAGAACTAAGTTGAAACGTGTATTCATCGTAAATCGTAGCTCTCATGATTTTAACGATGCTAAGAGATTCGGTGAACTTGTCTTTCTAAGCGATGGGAGTGTTAACCGTTATAATGCCAGCAAGATGTATCGGATGTTTCAAGAATCAATAGAAAGTTCCAAGAAAACTGATTACATCTTGCTAACCAGTATGACGATCATGTGCAGCATAGTTTGCGGTATGTTTGCAAATAAGCATGGTCGTCTTAATCTTTTGCTCTACAAGTCTGACGAAAATGGAGCCAGATATGTAGAGCGAACTACAGTGTTTAGAAGAAAGGAGAAGAAATAAAATGATCTTACTTGAAGCAAAGCCAAATAAAAAGACTAAAGAAACGTTAAGTGATTTACTTAGCACATTAGAAAGCACAGTAGTTTTATGGAATAAGACAAATCCTACTTCAGTATCTGCTGATCTTGGTTCTAATGTTAAAGTTGCTCGAAACTCTATTAAAGCCTATTTCGCTAAAGCTATTAAAACTGCTTACGAAGCAGGGAAAGGAGAAAGAGAATAATTGAAACTTTATTGGACACAATTTAATCATAAGATAGATTTTAAGTATGGCACTGCTCTTAAAGGAATTATATATAAAGATATAAGACCCAATAAAATCACTTTAAAAATAAGTGAATTAAATAAATCTATTTCTTTTATTGATTACTTGACTAACTGCCTCAAACCAGCAATAAAGGCAAGGGAGATAACTATTGAATAATCTCGAACACCACTACTCACATGATATTATCGACTCGTCCAAGATAATCGACTATATGACGTGTGCAAGGAAGTTCTTTTACTTACACGTACTCGGTTGGAAACAAGACTATCCAAATAACCACTTAGTCTTCGGAACTGCTTGGCATCTGGCTATGGAATATTTACTGCTTAATGGCTTCGACGATAACAGTGTTCTTAAAGCTTACGACCTATTCCTGTCTTCTTACCGGGCTGTTTTCTCCGAAGAAGACGACTCAATGTTTGGTGCTAAAACAGCTGAGAATGCTTTTATCGTTCTGGCGAAGTATGCTGAGCGTTACAAACGTGATCTGGACGAGTGGAAAGTTCTCTACACTGAAATCGCCGGAACGGTAGCTATTGGCGAAGGCAAGAACGTCTTCTTCAAAATGGACTCTGTTCTGGAAAACCTTACAAGCGGAAGGAATAAAAAGCCAAGAACATAAAACTGGGAGCCGTGTCTGGCAATGGGCAGATCAATGGCCCTTGGCGATGCAACCTGGAACTTACAGTCACGTTCTAAAGTGTCTGTATCCTAAAGAAATTGTCGATGGTGTTGAGATGAATGCTTCGCTGTTTATTAAGCGCAAAAAGGATCCTTATGATTTCCTTCGCGTAATGATAGACAAAACTGACGCCCAGATGCAGAACTGGTTCGTAAACGTAAACTGGTGGTACGATAGTATCCAGGGTGACTTTCAACAGTTGAGAGAAACCGAAGAATCTGACCAAGTTATGGAAGCCTTTCCACTCAGGGCTGGAAATAATTGCCTTCAATATGGAAAGATTTGTGAATTCCAGGACTATTGTCTGGCCTGGCGAAACCCACTTCGTCGTTGCTTTGAACCACCTCTGGGCTTTAAGGTAGAGTTTTGGGACCCTTCAGCTATAGAGGTTAAAGAGACGTTTAATGTTTAGGGAGATTAACGATGTATAAAAAGTGGCGTGAACCAGAAAAAATATTTAGACATACTGCTAACTATGGCATAGGTCCTTTAGAATTTACTGAATTTAAACTTGGAAAAGTGACCTGGAATGATGTTGATTTTGGCGAAACTGAAAGTAGTGTAATAGCTAATTGTATTGGACCTGTACCTTATACTATTGACAACATAACAACAAAGGAGATAAAACCAATGAAAACTTACAATTACGAAGAAGCAAAGGATGCAAAACAAACTTTTGACTATGACCGAACAAACGTTTTCTGTCCTGAAATAAAAGATTACTGTAAAACAGCTTGCGAAGCCTATGTTAAATCTTTAAGTCACCAGGTTGGTTCTGAAAACGGTGAAGATCGCTTTACCGTTACTAAGGGCTATTGCAATTATGCTAAAGTATTTATTGGAGAATAATTATGCCAAGCGACTTGCACAAAGGAGACGACTTCCTTAAAGTCAAAGCTGAAGCTGAAAGACTTAAAACTATGTACGAGAATGATCTTACGCAAAAAGGCTTTAATGCTTTAATCCTTGGGGAATCAGGTTCCGGTAAAAGCTTTCTCGCCCGAACTTGCCGTAAGCCAATACATTTCGATAGCTTTGATCCTGGCGGTACTAAGGGTTTACGTGATCTAATCGCCGCCGGAGACATTATTGCTGACACACGCTTTGAATCTGAGAAGCCTAAAAATCCTACTATGTTTGAACTGTGGAAAAAGGCTATGGCAGAACGAGAAAGAATGGGTTACTTCAAACATATCGGTACTTATATTCTGGATAGTTCAACCACTTGGAGCGATGCGATTATGAACCAGATACTTAAAAATGCTGGAATCGCCGGCCAGGCACCACGCTGGGCTAAAGATTACGTACCGCAAAAGGTTGAAATAACTAACTGGTTAATGGAGCTACTGGCCTTACCGTGCGACTTTATCTTAACTGGCCACCTTGAAGGCCACGTAGACGAAGTTACCGGAAGCAAATCTTATCGCTTCATGACTACTGGTAAAGGCCAAGTAACTATTCCACTTAAGTTTGATGAAATCTATGTAATGGATCCTAAAGAAACATCTAAAGACGTAGAATATAGGATTCTTACAAAATCCACGGGCCGTCACGTTGCTCGTAGCCGTTTGGCGAAAGGGGGATTGTTAGACAAATATGAAAAAGCTGACATAAAAGCAATCTTGAAGAAAGCAGGAATGAGTACAGAAGACAAACCAAAACTATTTTAAAGGAGAACTTAATTATGAGTATTCTTAACATTGCAGAAATGAAAGTTGACGAAACATTTGAGCCAGAAGTTGTAAAAGCTGGCGAAGAGTATAAGCTTCGTATTGTAAGTGCAATTGAAGGAACAGATAAAAACGGTGATGCCTACTTTATGCCGTTCTTTGAAGTTGCGGATAATCCCAGGTGTAAAGAATTCGGTCACTATATGCCACTTCCGAACGAATCAACTCAGGGCGAAAAAGATCTGAATAAGAACCGTTTGGCATTTTCCAGTTTTATGAAATGCTTTAGTATTGAAGGCTCCGAGCTCGATACCGAAAAAGTAGCCGGTCACGAAGGTTGGGCTATTCTGGGCATGGGCAAAGACCAAGATGATCAGCCTCAGAATAAGATCAATAAGTTTATCGCTGGTGCATAACCTGTGATCAAAAATTAACCAAAGGGTGGGAGTGAAACTGGTTGGGGTAACTTGTTAGCTTTGAAGTGGCTATTAAAAGTAGCTCCTGCCCTTTTTTAAAGGAGGAGAAAAATGGAACAACCTAGATGTGAAGTAGAAAAACCGCAGAAGCATCTGAATATTGATAGTTCAATTATAAATCTTATTAATATTAAAGATAAACTTCAACGGCTCTCATATAGAATTAACGGTGAGGATGAGCCGCCAAGTAGTACTTCCACTGATATTCCTGAACCTTGCTTACTTGATATTCTTAACCGATCTGACAGTAGAATAAACGAGATATCTGATCAAATAAACGGTATTATTAACGAAATCCAAGAAGCACTATTCTAAAGGAGAACTAATATAATGTCAACTGATCGTCCCAGATTATACTTTGACGTAACTAAAGAACAACTCAACCGCTTAAATCTCCACATGGAGTATGGTATGCGGAAAGCCCTCTTCGGTCTTGTTGTAAGCCAGCTTCTTGATTTGTTCGATAAGCATGGTGCAGATAAGATAATCGGGGCGATGGTTACGAAAGCTATTAGTTTAAAAGACGTTATTAAACTGGAAGTGGAGGACTAAATGAAGACTAGATTTTGGAAACATAAATCAGGAAGATTTAAATTTACAGTTAAAGAATGGTCTTGTTGTGGATATATCTGGCAACTATTCTTGAGTCGTAGATTTCCAGAAAGATTTAATTGGACACCTATTTGTCCTAAGTGTAAAGGATTAAACTAACATGGCAACAATACGTGACTTAAGCCGAAGTTTTCTTGACCTTAGTCCTCCAGAAAAAGAACAACTTCTGCTTTCAATCCGGCAATCAAGGAGGACGCCAAAGAAGAAACTTAAAGTAAAAAAGGCTACCACTAAACGTGCTCCAAAGAAAAAGATGGACCTTAAAACGTTATTTAAAACTATGACTCCAGCACAACAGGCGGAGTTCTTAGAAACCATAGGAGGTTAGAATGAGTAGACCTAAACACTTTAGTGAACTTTGCGAAAATTGTGGCTTTACATATGGTTCTCATTGTGGAGGTTATTATTATAGTGAATTCTACAAGAAAAACATTCCTAATCAATGTTGTCCTGGACATGAGGGAAGAATGGATTGGGATCAGGGTGGAGGAACTATATTTAAACCTACTGGAAAATATAAAGAGGAGACTACTACTGATGCTTAAAAACGATGCAATTTATCACTCCATTCCACTTGAACGAATAGACCTCGGTGACCGTTATCGCAAGGATTACGGTGACCTTGCAGAACTCATGGAAAGTATTAAAGCCAATGGTCTTATTAATCCTATAACTGTTTCCCGGCATCCACAGGTTGAGGAATCTTTCTTACTCCTTGCAGGCGGTCGAAGACTACGTAGTCATGAGTTGCTTAAACTGACAGAAATCTCTTGTCGTGTTTATGACCGGGAAGTAAACGACCTGGAACTACGCACAATAGAACTTGCAGAAAACATTCACCGTAAAGACCTTAACTTTGCCGAGAAAATCCGGACAGAACAGGAGATTCATAAACTTCAGCTTGAAATCTATGGCCCAAAGGTCTCTACTTCGCCTGATGCTCTGGGCCATTCTCAACGTGATACTGCTAAGATGCTTAACATCTCACCTGCTAAACTGGTAGCTGATCTGAAACTCGCCAAGACAATGGAACAGTTTCCAGAACTTGAGTGGGATAAGTGTAAAAACCAAATAGAAGCAACCAGGTTGCAGGATAAGATCGGGACTACTATTATTCGCCAGCACTTAGCTAAAAAGGCCGTTGAAACTCTTGGCGAATCTAAGACAGATAAGTTTAAGAAAACAATCATTGACTCGTTTATTGTCGGAGACTTCTTTGAAGGTGTTAAAAGTCTTCCTGACGAAACCTTTGACCTGGTAGAAATCGACCCACCTTATGCTATTGATATCGGTAAGGTTAAGAAACGTGACATAGGTTCGAAGTACGATTATGGTGAAGGTGGGTATAATGAGATAAGTGCCAAGAACTACCCGGCATTTCTCTTTAATACCTTTACTGAATGCTATCGTGTAATGAAACCTAACTCATGGCTGTTATGCTGGTTTGGCCCAGACCCTTGGTTCGAACCTATCTACAATTGGCTTAATGATGCTGGTTTTAAAACCCTCCGTCTAACCGGTGCATGGATTAAGCCAACTGGCCAGTGTCATAATCCTACCAAACATCTGGCTAATGCCCGAGAACTCTTTTACTACGCTTGGAAAGGTATTCCAACACTGACTAAAGCTGGAAGTACGAATAACTTTCTCCATAATCCTATGTCACATACTAAGAAAAAGCATCCGACTGAACGACCGATAGAACTTTATAACGACATTTTGACTACGTTCGTTCGGGAAGATTCTAAAGTTCTAGTACCTTATGCTGGAAGTGGCAAGACTTTGCTTTCTGCTGCTATTAACAAGATGCACGCAGTAGGCTTTGATAAATCGCAAGATCATAAAGACGGTTTTATTATGACTGTTAATGAAACTTTAGTTTAAAGGAGAAACCTTGAAACCTTCAATAAAACGAATACGTAAAGATATCGGCCGAATACCTACAAGTAGCCGGGCTCAGCATGTTAAGATTAAGAAAACTCTGGAAATGCTTCTTGATCTTTTTGAAGAACGTGTTGGTCCTGATCCAACGTTAACTGACTTAGCTAAAGAATTGGAGGAACCTTCATGTGGTCAAGAGAAAATACTTGTAAAGCCAAAAACTGTAAAGCCCGAAGATTAAACGAACCTGACTATTCAAACCCTTCAACAGGTTTTAAGATGCCCGAGAATGACTTAAACCAGACGCTTCATATTTTTGAGTGTTTTAATATTTCTGATTATTGTTTTCGGCATGATCAGGATAATAAGAATGGCGAGTTTGATAAGTTAAAAAAACTGGAGAATAATCCTAAGAACAGAGCTAAGTTCTGGAAGAAGGCTAAAGATGTTAGAAGGTAAAAAAATCGAATGCATTAAACACGATCCAATAATTAGTCAGCATTATGAGTTTAGTGATCGTGGATATAAAACTATCTCATATAAACTTGTTTGTCGTAAGTGCGGTGAATATATCGGTTTTATAACTCGTATGAAAACTGATAACGAATTAATAAAAGAATACGAGGAAAGGAAGGGAATAAATGTCTAATCGTGGAAATGAATGGGCAGTTTTTCAATTAAAAGTATGGGATCATGTCGAAAATTACACTATCCCACAATATGGAGACTTTCCAGACGATCAAATAACTGATTGGACTGCAGAAGATTGCGTTCGTTCTATTAATAAACGTTGTGCTCGCTTTGGGCGTAATTCTAGACCTGATCAAGCATTACTTGACTTACTTAAAATTGCCCATGAAGCCTGTTTAGCTTATAGTAAACTAATAAAAGGAGCGTCTGATGATAAGTAAATTCAAATCTCATTGGGACAAGATGTTCTTTGATATCTGCGAGACTATCTCAGTCCACTCCCGTTGCCTAAGTCGCCAAATTGGTGCGGTAATAGTCCGGGATAAAACCATCGTATCAACTGGCTACAACGGGCCGCCGCGTGGAATACCTCATTGTGGTCCTGAAAGACGTAAGAACGATCCAGATATTTTCACACGTTATCAAAGTGCTGGAGACTTGCTTCTGGGTGATGATACTATGTGTCCACGCTTTCGTTTGGGTGCTGATGCTGGAGAACTAATCCACCTATGCCCTGCTGCACACGCAGAAGCTAATGCCATCTTCAACGCCGCGAGACTTGGCGTAAGTGTCAACAACACTACTATGTATATGAACTGCGGTATACCTTGTAGGGAATGTCTTAAGGCTATTATAAATTCCGGCATTAATACTATAGTCTGTACTAGCGTAATTTGGTACGACAGTTTAAGCCAGTATTTGTTGAATAAAAGTAACTTAACAATGCGTGACTACGAAGGAGTAGAACTTAAAAAGGAGAACTAAATGGAATTATTTTACGACACTGAAACATCTGGCCTTGCACAGTTTAAATCACCTTACTGGTACGATCAACAACCCTGGGTAGTTCAACTGGGTGCTATTCTTAGCGATAAAGACATTATTTATGCTGAGTTTAATTGCCTGATTCAACCAAGAGGTAGAACAATCGAACCCGGTGCTTATAAGGTTCACGGTATTGATGTTAAGATGACAAGTGAAGCAGGTATTGATGAACTACATGTAATAGATATATTTACGTCTTTGGGGCAACGAGCTGATACTCTTGTCTGTCACAACGTAGCATTTGACCAACTACTTATGGCCGGAATGGTTAGTCGGGCTTATACTCGGGTCGAAGCAGATGAATTTATCAAACGACCCACCTTCTGTACCATGCAAAAGAGCACTAATCTCTGCAAACTCCCTGGTCGTTATGGCAAGTTTAAATGGCCAAAACTTCAAGAACTACATGAGTTTCTGTTTAATGAAAAGTTCATTGGTGCGCATGATGCTATGGCTGACATACGTGCGACAAGGCGTTGTTACTATGAAATGAAGAGGAGAGAAGAAGATGCCTAACGCCAGAACTTTCGTTCCACCACGAGGTGTGCTAGAAAAAGCCAAGTATATCCTCGTTGGTGAGCAACCTGGACGTAGGGACGTAACAAGCCGTAGAGCATTTTCAGACCACGTTGGTAGACAACTAATGGAGTGTCTGGGCGTAGCCAAGATAAGTCAAGCAGAGTGTTATTTTACTAACGTAATAAAAGATCTTGATAAACCTTTATATCAATACGTTAATCAATCTCGGGGTAAAGTAACTTTAACAAAAGAAGGCTTGTATTATTACGATTATCTTGAGAAGGAACTTCAGAGTGGTCCGAAGATAATCTTTGCTCTTGGTAACGTAGCACTCAATGCTTTGTTTGGTGAATGGAGTACGACAAAATGGCGGGGTAGTATTCTCAAGTCTGACAAGTATCCTAACCGTTATATTATTCCTACACTTAACCCTGACACGGTTGTTGCTCCCAAGTTCCAGTATTTGAATAAACTGTTAATCGAAACTGACTTAACCAAAGGTAGCCAAATACAGAAAAACGGTTGGAATCCTTTGAAACGTCAGTTAATTACTAAACCTACATATCATGAGTCTTTGGATTTTCTAGAAAAAATGCAAAGGAGAGGACTACGTGGACGACTTGTTGCTTTCGATATCGAGATTTATAATGAAGAGGTTTCCTGTATTTCATTCTCAACTAAAGCCGATGAAGCTATGTCAATTCCGTTTGTGGGGAATAACGGCGACTACTTCTCAGTATCACAAGAAGCAGAAATCTGGTCACTTATCTGTAAAATTCTGGAAGATGCTTCCATTAGAAAACTTGGACAGAATCTATCTTTCGATTCACATTTCTTGCTTCGAAAATACGGGATCAGGACAACTAACACTGGTGATACGATGGTCGCTCAGAAGATTATTATGCCAGACTATCCGATGGGACTGGATTTTATCACTAGTATCTGGACAGATCATCCGTACTACAAAGCTGAAGGAAAGAAATACTTTGGCGGAGGTGGCTGGCCACAACTCTGGGACTATAACGCAACCGACTCAGTCATCTGTGTCGAAGCATTTCCAAAACAACGCAAAGAACTTGCTAACCAAGGTAATCTCCGTACTTATGAGCGCCAGACGGAGATTATCGAACCGCTCGTTTATATGCAAGAACGGGGAATAAAGGTTGATCGAATAGGCATGGAGAAATATCGATTAATTATGCTGGAAGAATTAACTGAACTTCAACTAAAACTAAACAACATTGTTGGACACGAGATTAATTCTAATTCACCAAAGCAGCTTAAAGAATACTTCTATGGCAAGGCCGGTAAAGGACTTAAAGCTTATAAGAGTAGGGCAACTGGTAAGTCCAGTGTAGACGATAATGCTTTAAAACGTCTTATCCGTAAGGGCTTTAAAGAAGCTTCTGTAATCCGTCGCATGAGAAAGATTAAAAAGATTACTGGAACTTACTTGACGCCTGAGAAGTACGATTCTGACGATCGTATTCGTTGTTCTTATAACCCGGCTGGAACTCGTTATTCTCGTATCTCAAGTTCTAAGAATATTTTTGGAACTGGCATGAACCTGCAAAACTGGCCTCATGAAATACTTAAGTTCCTTATGATTGACGATGGTTATGTAGGTTATTTCTTTGACTTAGCACAGGCGGAGAATCGTATCGTTGCTTACGTTGGCAACGTCAAACCAATGATCGAAGCGTTTGAAGGAGGTTTAGATGTTCATTCTCTTACAGCAGCCCTTATCTTTCAAAAGTCTGTCAACGATGTTACGGAAGCAGACGGAACTTGCCCACTGGGGGACGGCACGCATGGGGAAAGGTTCTGGGGTAAGAAGGCTAATCACGGCCTTAACTATGACTTGGGCTATAAGACTTTTGCTTTCCTGTATGAAATATCCGAAAGAGACGCAAAATTTATTGTCGATCGTTACCACTTGTCATACCCCGGAGTCAGGAATATTTTTCACGCTTCAGTTAGAAGACAACTCAGAGAAAACAGAACCCTTATTAACCTTATGGGAAGAAAGACTCTTTTCCTCGACAAGTGGGGAGACAGCTTGTTTAAAGAAGCCTATAGTTGTATCCCGCAGGGTTCAGTAGGAGATATAATTAACGAACGAGGGTTGAACTATATTTACTATAATCAAGACAGGTTTAAGCCAATAGAACTTTTAACCCAAGTCCATGACGAGATCGGTTTTCAGATTCCATTAACTTCTTCTTGGATCGATCATGCAAGAATGCTTCTGGACATTAAACGAGAACTTGAAATCCCCTTGTTTGCCCTAGGTCGTGAGTTTGTAATACCGGCAGACTTAACTATTGCCCAACGCTTTAAGACCGGTCAAGAACTCAAGGGCGATAAATTTCCTAAAAATCCCTATACTCTAGCCAAGAAACTTGAGGAGATATATAAATCTAATGTCGAGACTGCTAATTGATTGGGTAGATGGATATCTAGAGTATACGGAAAACTCAGAGCCACCGTATATGTTTAGACTCTGGAGTGCGATCAGCGTAATCGCCGGAGTTCTCCAACGCAAGTGTAAGTTCGAATGGGGAGCATTAACCTTTTATCCTAATATGTATAACGTTCTTGTTGGTCCTCCAGCTGCTCGTAAAGGAACCGCAATGGACCAAGCTCGGCCATTCTTAGAAGACTTAGATATTAAAATGGCTGCAGAAGCTACTACACGTGAAGCATTGATACAAACGTTGAAGCAAGCTAATGATCGAGATGGAACTATTATAAATGGCAGTCCTTCTATGGTTTTGCACTCAAGTTTGACGATTTGGGCCCAAGAATTAACAGTCTTCTTAGGTTACCAGAACCACCAATTAATGAGTGACTTAACCGATTGGTACGATTGTCGTAGTCATTGGACTTATAGAACTAAGAACATGGGAACAGACGAGATTAACGGTGTATTCGTTAACTTGTTTGGTGCTACTACTCCGGCATTGGTTAGAACAACCCTGCCACTTGATGCTATTGGCGGTGGATTAACTTCTCGTATTATCTTTATTTACGAACCTAACAAAGGCAAGGTAATTCCATACCCAGATATTAAACCAGACGCACTTATAGTTAAGGATAAGCTTTGGGAAGATCTTTGTCAAATTCACTTAATCGAGGGAACCTTCAAAGCTACAGATAAATTCCTCGAACGTTATGTTAAGTGGTATCCAGAACAAGAAGCTAATCCACCCTTTCGTGACCAACGCTTCGAGGGTTACTGTGAACGTAGAGCTAATCATATGATGAAGTTATGTATGATACTTAATGCTTCCAGAAGCGATGAACGTAGAATTGATGTGATAGATTTTGACCGGGCAATTAATATTCTAACACAGACTGAGCGTAAGATGCCACGGACGTTCTCTGGCGTTGGTATGAACGCTTCTGCTGGGTTGCTTGAGAGCGTTATGCGAGACGTATATCTTGACGGAGAAATCTCGTTTGCAGAATTACTTCGCCGGCATCGTGATAATGCTGATAAGTGGTTAATGGAAAAGATTATGGAATCTCTTGAAGCTATGAAGCAGGTTCAACGGGTCGTTGGAGATTCGGCTGAAGGACCTGTTTACCGTTGGATTAAAAACTCTGATCAAGATTTGATCAAAGGAGAGGAGGAAACTGATGATACAATGTAAATGCAAAGACTTTAAACCAGGATTAAAACAGATAGATGACTGCATAGTTTTTTGTAGTTTTCAATTAGCAGGCCCAAAATATAACTTTAAATATATAGAATATTGTCCTTGGTGTGGTTGTCTTCTTCAAATTAAGCATGAAAGGACACCAGAAGTTAAAAGAGCAATAGAGGAGGAAACTGATGACTGAACCTAAACTAAACATCGCCCATATACTTCACATAACACTCTGTGAAAAAACACACTCAGACGCAATAGTAAACACCGACCCTGATCTTTGCGAGTGGTACACTGAAGACCAAATGGAGAACTCATGGGAACGAGAAGATCATCAAAAGTGGCTTAAAGTTGCTGAGCAGTTTATCCTTGACGTTTCTGGCGACGAACCAGACGAGAAAAAGGCCGAGCAGATATTAAGTAAACTGCTCGACCTTAGTAAAAACGTTAGCTTTTTGGTTCTTAACAATCCAAAGGTTGCACCCTGGATAGCTAAGCTTATGACACGTAGTATTTAAAACCCATAGCGAGAAGGTTTTTTATCCTTCTCGTAAACCTTCCCTTTCATTGAAGTAATAAAATCATCACCTCTTTTTTGACCTCTTTTATATTTAACTGTTTGACCAAGGAAAGGCATTCCACCAGGTTTACCTATGGTATCTATAAGTGTTATCGGAATATCATGTCCAAATACATCTATACTACCCTTATCATTAAGTCCTCTCCTCAAGTCAGCTATATCACCAAGCCATTGAACACCTGCACCTAAAGGATTAAAGCCTTTACTAGCACTATTAAGATATGGAATTGGCTCAAGTAATTCTAAAAACACATTTAAAGCTATTTCACTCTTATCATCGTTGTTTTTAATTCCTTTATGTAGAACTCTCAACGGACTAGGCACTGGAGCATTAACATTAAAGCCATCTTCAAACAGTGAATATATAGCCTCATTAGCAGCAACAAAATACAAGACCCTTTTAAGTCTTTCAGTTTTAGTCAATTTCTCACCACTTAAACCAATAATATCTTTAATTAAAAAGTTAAAATCACTAATATTAAATGTCTGAAAAAGCGAAACTATCCTACCTAAAGAACTACGCTGTAATGGAGACCTATCACCAACTCTACCAGTGGCCTGTGTTATTGCAGTTATATCATCTGCATAAGCTACAGCTTCTTTTTCACTAAGTCTTCGGCCAAACTTCTTAATCGCAAGTCTTGGGGTAGAAGCAAGATGATAAGCTGAACTAAAAGCACCAACAGCCATTACTGCATCGTTTGTTTTCATTAGATATAAGCCTGCTTGTCCAGCAACGTCATGGGCTCGACCTATTTTACCCATCTTAAAAGCTAAATCTATATCACTCATTGACGCATCCATTAACCGGGCATCAAGATAATTAGATTTACTAACAAGTTCTTTATAATATTTAGGATTAAGTATCTTAGTATATCCTGTAACAGAACTTTCCAAACCTACCATTGGGACAAGGTTTTTAACTGTAGAACCCTGTATCATAATTGTTCTAACACTTGCACTAAGAATAGAATACAGAAAGTTTTTACTTAACGTACTTGTTATCTGTTCAAATAATCTGGGCATTTTAACGTTTGGAATACCTGCTAAATCTCGTTGCCAACCAGTAAGAAATTTAGACAACTGTGGCATTTCTTCTCTAAGATTCCAGTTCTTTCCGGTTTCTGGGTCTTTTAACTTATTACTGTGAAGTTCCTTTATTTTAGAAATTGTTGGAGAATTATAAATATCGTTATAAGCAGTTCTCATATAATTCCCGTAAACTTCCATAGGATTCATATTCATCTTAATCCCTGGATTCTCTTTCATATATTTCATGATATTCTTTGACCTAGCTTTTTCATACCTAAAGCCAGTAGATTCAGCCAGAGAAAATTCACTTATCATTGCACTGGGTTCATCCAGAATTCTACTACTCTTTACCCCAAGTCGTTCTAATAATGGAAGCACATGAGCATATGTGAAATAATCTGAACGTTCAAGTACTGGCTTACGCCCAGTATTTGTCTTTACATCATTAAGCATTTCTAACAGATTATCATAACCACGTTCAAGATGTCTAACAACCGCAAGTTCTTTTTCAAATCCCGGCTGAGTAAGATCATAAATCTTCTCACCCTGCCGCTCCATTAACTCACGACCAAAATCCTGACGAGAATATAAGTATGAAGCAATCTTCTTAAGACTTGATCTAGGTATTGATCTTGTTAACTTTGATAGTGCGTCATACTCAGCATTTCGAGCCCTAGTTTCTTGTATAGTACTTTCACGCCAAGTATCATAAAGCATTTTCTTAATGTTCTCAAGACCAGGAGTTCTGAAAGTTTGGGGAACTATCTCACCAGCCCGGTAAAGTTGAGCTACTCCCAAACTAGATAAATCACCAATAGCTTTTTTCACAGCTTTAAACACACCTATCTCACCTTCATAAACTCCTTGCCATTTAATAGTCTTACCTTCATAAGGTCCTTTACGAAACGTAGCCTGTTTTCTGGGATTCATATTCCTTCCAGTCTGAAAGTCACTATCAATTCTAACAGTTGTGTCAGTGTTTTTACTTAACCTTTCAGCCATGTCACTAACTTTTCTCGCGTCATTGCTAGAATAACCCATACCACGAAGATAATCAAAGACATCTTTACCTTCTTTCATTGCCTTATTAATTACTCTACGAACAGCTTCTTGCGTATTAGGCTTTATGTCACTGTTAAGCTTGCTATCTCTACCAAGATTCTTCCCCGGCTTACTGATATTTCCAAGAATTCTCTTAGTTATTCCAGTAATATTTTCGGCTAATTTCACCATCTCATTAATCGGAAGCCCAGAATAAAGATGAACTCCTGAATCTCTCATAGTTTTTATTTGATTAGAATTATACACAAGATATGAATTACCTACAGTTCCCTCACTAAGAATAATTCCATCATATCCAGCATCTAAGACCTTATTTCCATTAAAATGAGATTCAATACCTATATAGTTCGGTTCTTTTGTGACAAGTCTTTTTACTCCTTTTTGTTTATAGAACTCATTTAATTCTTTAATAGTAGATTTTTCTCCTAGTTTTCTCATGTCAAGAGGATTTTTCATATTTAAAATTACTTCAGATGTTCGAATATTAAATTCTCTTTTATGTAAATCTTTGCCAGCCCCAAAAATTTCCTTAGCATAATTTGGATTATCAGTAAACCATATAGGTTCACCTTTTTTTAGTTCAGTTCCATCAGCACTTTTAAATATATTAGCAGAAAATTTACTTTTAGTTATTTTATGTTTAATGTAGTGATGTAAAATTTTAGGGTTAAGTCCTTCCTTTATTTTACTATCTTTAAACCAATCTCTAATTGATTCAGACATTTCACCAATAGGAATACTTCCTCTTTGATTATTTAAAGGATTAGAAAGGCTTTTCCTAACACCTTCAACTGCAAAAAACTCTCCATTACTTTCAACTATCCGATATTTACCTATAAGTTCCGGTTTAGTCTTAAGCCAATTAATTGCACTGATTGGATTATTAAGCGCAGGGCCTTTAGGGCTGATTAAATCTACACCACTCTGCGTTTTCAATCGGGTTTCAGAAGTAAACAAAACAGCTTCTTCTTTATCCATCTTACGATACATAAGTGATGGATCGTTCTGCACAACTTCAGGAACTTGTTCGATTTCATCAACTGTTAATTCAGCTTTTTTAGCTTCTAATTCCGCCACGTGTTCTCGACTAACTTGCTTTTTTAAATCTACTATGACCTTATCAATCTCAGTTTTAAGGTCACTGGAATAACTATCTAAACCATTAGAAGCACGGGCAAGTTTATCTGCATATTCAGCTGGATTAAGCCCTTCCTTTAAAACAGCTTTACCATTAACAGGAACAAAACCTTCTTCAAGAATACCTTGTACTTCTTTCCTAACAATAACTGGATCAGAAGTGCCGTCAGTTTTTTCAGCTTTTTCAATAATGTTTCTGGCTGCAAGAGAAACGTCTTCTTTGGTCAATTTTTGACTATAGAAATCACCAATAGCTTTAGTTACTTCTGGGCTTACTCCCTTACTACTTGCGAACCGATAACGATCTCCGATTTTAACTATCTCAAAACTCTGGCCATTTAAGAATGCTTGCTTCTCAATCTCTTGTAGTTTTTTATCACCTGTTAATTGATCATGCGCAGCTTTAAGAGTTTTATAACTACGTCTATCATTAATTTCCAAATCAGTATTATCTAATTCTGCTCGATCAACGAACTCTTTAGGCTTCGGTATTTCAGATATAATATCCGCATCCAGTTCGTTAATAGTTTCCTTAAGTTCTTTTACGGAAAGCTTAGGATCGAAGTCTGACTTAGGCAGTTCCAAAGGTTCTGTTGCAGCAACTTGTTCTGGTTTACCGCCTTTAATAGAACTTAATTTACTTTCTTTAGCTATAGAGGGAGTATTTTTTGTATATTTAGCATCTGTTATATTATAAGGTGCACCTTCATAAGTATGGACTACCTTACCATTCTCAAAAAAAAGTTCTCCCCAACCATTAGAATAATAAATTCTATCTCCATCAAAAAGTACTGGTCTAACTTCTTCTCCATGCATAGTACGTTCATTACCTTTAATAATAGGTAATTCTTCTCCTGGAAAAAGTTTTTTATTTCTATTAATATTAAATCGTATTTCAGCTACAGTTGATGGAACATCTGTAATTGGTATAACTTTTGGCTTGGTAATTTGTTCTGGCTTACCACCCTCGATAAGTTTAAAACTGCCTTTAAGTTCTCCTTTTTCAACATCCTTTTTAAACCCACTTATCATGTCTTTTACTGACTTAACTATTTCTGGATGATTATCTACCTTAAAATCTTCAAAAAGGTCGTCTAATGCCTTAATAATATATGGCTTATCATACACAGTACGAGCCCAATCTGAATAACCACTTTCTTGTAGATCATCATAGATATCACCAAGTTCCTCCTTTAGTTCCTCTATAGTCATTGGCCCCTTTGAGGATTGCTCAGTAGTAGCGATCTCTTTTGGCTTACCACCTTCAATAGAAGTAAGTTTACCTCTCTGAGCAAGTGGTCGTCTATCCATTCCATCTACTGGAAATCCCATCTCAGTCATCTGTTTAGCTAGTCTTTGAAACTGTCTGGCTGTGATCTCCTTACTTTCAGCGGCAACTTTAATAACCTTACGTGCCCACTGCTCAACTAGAAAATCATCACCAGTACCGCTATCCAGAATCTCTTTACTATGTTTTAATTCACTTTGCAAATTCTTAAAATCTTCGTAAGGAGACATACTTTGTAAATCAAGTTCGTCCCCAGGTCCAAGTAAAGGTTCTTGATTTTCTCTACGTATTTTATTTAAGTCAACTACTTCACTCTTAGCTTCTATCGGAATTGGCCCCCTCTCATATTCTTCCAGTATCGACACTGGTTCCATCTCACTTTCTTTCGGTATTGGTCTTGGCACTTGATTAGGATAAGTAGCTTCCTGAACTAACTCTGTTCCTTTACTACCCTCTTCTGCAATCCTCTTACGGGCTCGTAACATCTTCGCCTCTTCGACCGCTTCATTAACTTTTCTAACCGCAACTGCAACAAGTTCTGAGTCTCTTTTCGGTGCTTCTTCCAATCGTTTAGTAAGTGCGTTAAGTTGTTTTCTAACTCTCTGCTGGTCTGCAAGGGTTTTTGCATTAGATATCTCCGTTTGTAGTTTTGAATAAAGCAAAGGATCACGAAACGAAAGGTCTTGAGTTGGAATTTCTGGTTGGGCCAAGCGTTCATTAATCTTATTCTGCTGACCTAACCACTCTTTTCTATCAAGTACTCGGTTTTTTCTAAGCTGATTATTTGCACTAATAACAAAATCTTCTGTTGGATCAACACCCTTAATTTTCACAAGTTCACTAAATTCATCTTCTGCAATAAGTGTCGCATCTGTTTCGTTCTTTAACCTTTCAAACTCCTCAGCTTTGTCTAAACCTTCACGTTGTTTCTTGTTTAACTCACTTATAACAGCTTCTTCACTTGGGTCAAGATCTTTTAAATCTCTGTAACTTTCAAACTCAGCTTCTGATTCCCTTAAACTCTTAGCTTGTGACTCCAGTTCAAACTCTCTAATTGTATTATTATTTTCCCAAGTTCGTTCTTCAGGTTTAATTTTCTTGGCATTTTTATATCTCTCAAACTCAGTTTTAAAGTCTTCTACTTCACCCAGAATAGCATCAATATCTTTTTTAACACCTGAGTCTTTAGCTGTTTTAAGCCTGTTGTGAATAGATTCAAATTTAGTATAACCTAGTTTAGTTATTCCGTGAAATGCTCCAAACATGGCAATTTCTCCGAACAATCCACCAACCCAACCAAGACGTGGATCAATCTTAGAAACTAGTTCATCAAATTTAATGGCTGGTGTAAGAGCAAATTCCAGACCTTCACCGACTTTCTCCACAACCTTACCACCACTTTCAGTTTGTGGTTGGTAGAAGTTACTGGAGAAATCTGCTCCTGCAGTTCTGGCAATATCAGTTATTTCTTGCGCGTCAGTATCTCCAGTAAAAGCATTATACAATGTACCGGCAGCAATCATCTGACCTTCAACCATCTTACTTAGTGACCAAGCTATTGGAGCACTTCCCAATGCAACCGCTACGTCAATAGGTTTAACAAGTCCAGAAACTATTGGATCTTTATCTAAACCGAAATCAGCCATAAGATAATCTAAACCTTCCAATTTACCTATATCTTCAGTGGTAGGTCCATAAGATTCTTGAATTATCTGTTTAAGGTCTTCATTCCGTCTGTTAATTGGTCTAACTGGTCTGTAAGACATATCAGCCAGATCAGCATAACCCTTAGTTTCAACTGGATTAATTAACGAGTCTTCATCAAGATTAAATTTACGAATACTCGATTTTCCATCTAAAACAGAACTATTAAATTTTCTGACTCCACCAGAATCTGCATTAATATTATCTAAAACTGAACTATTAAATTTTCGCATATGTTATTCCTCTTTTTTATAGCTAACTCCATAGCCCTTAAGAGTTAATTTAACAGCTTCATTGATATCAGTTATTCCTTTTGTTCCCATGATATTCTTAGCCATATCCATTATAACCTTAGAAGTAAGCATAACTTCTCTTCCAGACATATCTTCAACCT